TGTCTTACAGGCCCTTCTTGGGCCTGCGCGGTGTTGTGGCGCAAGTACCGACAACTTCAAAGGTCTGTTCGGTAAAGAAACCCTCCTAAACAAGTACGCCGCGATCATGTCCGAGTCCCGCGATACGAACCGCTCTGACATCGACAAACTTCTACAAACGTGGAAGGCGATCACCGGCGGCGACGTAATCAACGTGGCCCGCAAGTACCGGGATGCCGTGGACGCTCGGCTATTTTGTCGGCTGACTTACGTGGCGAACGAGGCGATCCAGTTCGATGATGTGAGTCAGGCGATGGCAAGCCGGATGAATCTGCTCTACTTCCCGAACAACTACCGCAAGCGCAATCCTGACCGGACGCTTGAACAGACGCTCAAGACTGAACTTCCCGGTATCGCCCTGTGGGCGGTCGAGGGACTCAAGCGGCTGTTGGCAAATGATAAGTTCACAACGCCGGAGGCGAGCAAGGTCCATTTGGCGGCGTTGGCCGAATTGACGAACCCGGTGGGCGTGATGTTGGAGGAGTGCTGCATCATGCACACTGGCAGCGATTTCGCCGCCTACGAGGTCGAGTGCAATCGGCTCTACAGCTTGTGGAAAGCATGGTGCGACAAGACCCGGACCAAGACGAGTCTGTCCCGCATCGGGTTCGGGATGAAGCTGAGCCATTTGGAAATCCCGATCACCCGGCAGCGGGTCGAGGAGAACGGGAAGCGTAGTTATGTGTACCGTGGGCTTGAGATCAGGCCCGGAATCATGCAAGAATATTGTTTGGAGTGAGATCATGTACGAGTGTATGGACTGTGGCGCGGAGTTTGAGACGCCCGCTATGAGTGACACACCGGAAGGCGAGTGCCCCGAATGTGGCAGCGACGACATCATGGAGGTCGATGACTACTACGAGGCCGAGACCGTCGATGACCTGATGGACGAACTCGATAGCGAGGAGGAAATCTTATGAGTGTACGAGACGACGTTTTCAACATGGTCCACGATGAACGCGAGCGGCAAATCACCTTGGCCCACGGCGGGGACACCGAGGAGTTTGACAAGGGCAATTCACAGAACGATTGGATTGCCTACGTGAACGCCTACACCGGCCGGGCCGCCCAAAAGGTATTCCGCAACGAGAAAGAGGGACAGACGTTCCTTACTAACATGACAAAGGCGGCGGCGATTTGCTTGGCGGCACTTGAGGCCCACATGAAAGGGTACTGCTGATGAAAACAACCCTCTCCATTATCTGTATCCTCGCCCTCGGCCTCGGCATCGGGTGTGCGAGTCTGTCGGACTACATCACCCCGGCGACCGTGGATCAACACGCAGTAGCCTACGCCGCGAGTGCCGGCGTGGTTGACGCCAACGACTTCGACGGGTACGCCAACCTCGAAAAAGCCATCCGGCTTGAGGTCGCGGTCGGCAATGCCTACGAGGTTAAGACCCTCGTACTGACCCAGATGCAAGAGAAGAACCAACTTGATTATGGTGTCCTCCGCGGCGTGACCGTGAATAACACCAAGATCGCCCGCGAGCGCGAGGCCGCGCTGTTCGGGGAGACCGGCCTGCTCTCAATGGGGCTTTCCCTGCTCGGCGTCGGTGGACTCGGCGGCATCCTCGGCCTGATGCGTAAGCGACCGGGTGACATCACGCCGCAGGAGTTGGAGCAGACCGTCGCCGACATCAAGGGCGAGGTTACGGCCAAGGATCGGCAGTTTATTGAGGTTGTCAAAGGCGTGCAGGCGTTTATCGACAGTCACAAGGATGATGGCATTGCCTCAGAGTTGAAGGCGGCTATCAGTCTCGTGCGGTCGGCGGACACCAAAGAGGCTATCGCGTTGGCAAAGGCGGTGATCGCGTGACCATCACACTGACCACTCCTGTAAAAGAACTCCGTGGCGTTGGGCCGTCGAAATCGGCGGCCCTTGCACGCCTCGGCATCAAGACTGTAGACGACCTCCTGCACCACTACCCATCGGGGTACTACTTCGCGCCGCCGGTCGGGTCATCCGATGATTTGGAGATCGACAAACCGATCACCCTCTACAGTAAGGTCGAGCGAGTCCAATATACAGGATTCACCGGGAATACGCGATTTGTAGCCCATCTTGCAGGATATGATGTCACATGGTTTAACGGCGGTTATCTCCGTGAGGTCATATTCTCCGGCTCCTACTTGATGATTTCCGGGGTCCCCGAACATGACAAGTTCGGATTTACAGGGTTCTTCCACCCCGCTTTCAAGGTCCTCAAACCCGACGAGACCCCGAACCCCGCGGACCTCAACACCGTTACATACCCGGTGACATCGGGAATCACGAGCAAGGATATCACGCGGTTGGTGCGGCAAGTGCTTGATAGCAGTGTCGGGCAAGATTTACCATTCTCTATCTACGACATCCATCATCCCGATTGTCAAATGGATGTGGATAATGCTCGTCTTGTATTGAAACACGACGAGCTATTCTACATGCAACTCGCCCTCGCCGTTCGCCAGGCCCGGCGCGAACAGGTGCCGCCGAATGTGCGGTGCCTCGTACCGAATCCCGCACAGGTCGATAAAACATTGGGATATTTTCCGTTTGAGTTCACAGATGACCAATATGATGTTATGTGGGAGGTTGTGTTTGATCTCTGCGCCCCCCGTGCCATGAACCGCCTCCTCCAAGGCGATGTAGGGTGTGGCAAGACCGCCGTGGCCGCCTACGCCGCTATTGTCACGGCGTTCAACGGCGGGCAGACGGCGATCCTCTGCCCGACCGAGATTCTTGCCCGGCAGCACTACGAGACGGTCAAGGGGTATTTCGAGAGGGCGGGGGTACGGTGTTGCCTCATGGTGAGCGGGCAGATGTCCGCCAGAGACTACTACAATGTCGATATCGTAGTGGGTACGACGGCCATTCTCACGGAATGTGCCCACTGGCGGAATCTCGGCCTCGTCATCATAGACGAGCAACACAAGTTCGGCGTCGAGCAGCGCGCCGCCCTGCGCCGTCACGGCAACCCCCATTGCCTCGTGATGACCGCGACCCCGATCCCTCGGACGATGGCGATGACCGTGTTCGGGGACCTTGATGTCAGCACTATCAAGACGATGCCGCCGGGGAGAGTACCTGTAATAACCAAGTGGTGCAGTCGTGACGGCAAATTGACCGGCGTGGCGATGGCTACTATAGTCAACGAACTCTCCGCCGGCCATCAGGTCTATGTCGTCTGCCCCCGGATCGAGGCCCTCGATGACGAGATGCGAGCGGTGGAGGAAGTATGGCGGGAATATCACGAGCTATTCCCCGATGCCCAAGTCGTTGCCTTGCACGGGCAGATGCCCTCTTGGGTAAAAACAGATGTATCCCGATGGTGGGCCGAGTCATACGGTAAGGGCCGGATTCTCGTCTCTACTACAGTTGTAGAAGTCGGGGTGGACAACCCTAACGCGACGGTCATGGTGATCGAGGGTGCCGAGCGGTTCGGTCTCGCCCAACTCCACCAGCTACGCGGGCGTGTGGGTCGGGGCAAGGATCAGAGCTATTGTTTCCTCCTCAGTGACACCGACTCCACCGAGGCCCGCGCCCGGCTCAAGGCGATGGAGCGCACGAATGACGGGTTCGAGATCGCTGAGGCCGACCTGCGCCAGCGCGGGCCGGGCGACCTCCTCAGTACCAAGCAGCACGGTCTACCGGACTTGCGTATCGCAGATTTGGTAGAGGACTATGACCTGCTCGTGGAGGCCCGGCGTGAGGCACGGGCGATGGTTGCCGAGGGACCGCTGCCGGCGTCGGTGCAAGCGGAATTGGAGAAGCGATTTGGTAGTAATCTATTGTTGGGAGATGCGGCATGAAGTGGTATATGCGATTACGTAAATGGTGGAGGATTCGGCATGACCAATGCCCGATTTGTGGATGCAGTCTCGACTATCGCGACGCGACGTGGGATGAATATTTTGATGGTAATGTTGTAGCGTGGCTTTTCTGCCCCAATGGGCACGGTAAGAGAGTTCACACGCGATCTAATCCGCAATTTCCGACTTATTCTGGCGATTACCTGTGATCCACCACCCTGACCAAATCCTCACTTGGCTTCGCACCCACGCCGACCGGGACCGGGTAGTTCAGAACGCTCTTGCAATGCCGCGAGCCGTGACGGTCTGCTCGGTCCTGCGGCGGGGATGGTCGGTGAGGGTTGTGTCACGCCGAGGAGTGGAGTACAATTTGATGGTGGTAATGGACCCGGTGACAGGTGATCCGTGTAGATGGTACAGGAGTGCGAACAATGTGGTTACATGAACATACTTGGTTATTGTGTAGAACCGGGCGGAAACCCCGGAAGTACCGTTGGTATCATAGACAGTTTCCCCGGTTGTTTCTTCGGCTGGGGGACTCTCTACAATGCCCGTGCGGTTGCGTGCAGCGGTGGGTGAAATATGAGCGTAACTGATCTAATCCCCCGCGACCAGATTCAAACGTATCTGCGCAAGCGCACGGGCACGCTGGTATCCAAGCAACGCATCACCCGATGGGTGAACGCCGGGGAACTCCGCACCGTGCGGATTCCCCGGCGGTGCAAGTGGTGTAAGCCGGGGCTCTACATCAGTCGGCAGTCGCTTGAGACACTTATTTCCCGCTACTCAGCATGACGATCAGCGAAACCACCGTCGTCCCCAAGGCCAGAATCGCGGACACTACCGCAGCCACAAACGCTTGCGAGAGCCGGGCGTGAAGCTCGACGTGTTTGTTAGTCCATTCTACCAGTTGCTCGGTACGCTCATCAACCCGGATTAACAATTCAACTTTCTCCTCGTGTGTCATTTCCGTAATCTCCTCCGCACCGGCTCCCGGCGCACGGGGCCGCGTTTCTTCGGCGTGTAGGTCTGCACACCCTCGCCAAACAGATTCAGCATTTCCAACGCTGCCCCCTTGGGCACTCCCTGATCCTTGATGAGTTTCAACACGTCCTCGAAACCGAGCGGAACAACCGCCTTCCCCAACTCATCGGCCAGCGTGATCGGCTCGCCGGTGAAGTCCTTGCCGGTCCATATATCCACCACGAGTCCGGGGAAGTACCCCAATTTGCCCCGTGCGAACCGCAGAGCCACGCTGCCCCGCGTGTCCCCGCGATAAGGGAAATCGGGAGCGTTGGGACTCAACGGTACAATCTCCCCCTTCTGGGTCTTGGTCTCGCTCCGCAGTACCCGCTCGCCCAGAACTGTAACTTGCGAGAGCCCGGACAACGGATCGAGCCGCGTATTGCCGATCACGATTTTCCCGAAGTTCGACGACCGGCGATCGCGCTCCACCTTGCCGCCGAACACATGCTCATAGAGCCACGTCATCGCCGCGACTCCGGCCAAGTATCGGGCGTACTCTTGAGCGATGATGCGCCGGGTCCGCCACGTCGGGGCCTGGCCGATGGGCATACCGAGCCGGTACTGAATCCGGCTGACGGTAAAGCGCGGGGACCAGAGCAGGCCATTAAGGACCGGCGTGTACTTCTCCAATCCCGCCATCGACCCGCGGCCGGTCATCACGTTCACGTAGTTCGCGATGGCCTTGGACTCGTCCAGAGACAATCCACCCGGCCGCCGCCAGCCGCGCTCCATCGCATCAAACGAGTCACGACGAATCATGTTGAGCAGAGTGACAAACCCACGATTCGACCCCCGGACCAGCTTTCCGATACCGGGTGCCCGCTCGATCAGATTGCCAGAAAACGCCTCCTCGCGGGCGTTGAGTCCCCCGGCGTAGTCGGTGAACTCCAAGCCGACACGGTTGTACCACCACGACCGCTCACCGTTGAACATCTCATTCTGAATCTTCCATGCCTTCTCCGGGTCGAACGCCGCCCGGATCGCCTCCGGCAACCGCCGCAGAGTGCGGATCGGGTGGGACCGCAAGGCAATACCGCCCTGCCGGGCGAGAGCCGACATATCGAGAGACGACTTCCACTCCTGCACGTCACGGAACGGCTGGGTGATAGCCCGGAGTGGGTGATTCCAGATCGGATCGAGTTGGGCGATGCGTTTGTTAAGCTCCTGCCGGGCACGATAAATCTGATAGTCGAGTTTCTCCAACTCCTCGCTGCGCAGGGGTTTCTCGCCCTTGGGCGGCAACTGGTAGTCGCCGGTGCGGAGCCGCTCCTGCAATCGGGCCAACTGTTTTTCGAGTCGGGCCTTTTGCCCGCCCTTGCTTTCGGCGATCCGCTTCCGCAATTGCTCCACGACTTCGCGGAGTGCGACGACCATCGGGACAGGTTCCCGCTCGCCGATCTTGGGGGCCTTTTGCGGCGCGGTGCCGGCGTTCAGGTGGTCTTGTAGGGATTTGACCGTGGCCCGCAGCGTGTCGATCTCACGTTGGGCCGCTGCCTGCCGACTAAGTTCTGTCTGCAATGCCGCCTTGCGGGATCGCAACTCATCGAGTTCATCCAACTCGCGAACTTGCTCGGTACGGGGCATCTTCTGGTACGCCCCCTCCTCGGCCCGCTTTTCGAGAGCGGCGATCTCCCGCTCTAACTTCTGCATCTTGGCGGCGTTGTCCGATACCTTCGCCCGCTTGTTGAACTCCGCTTGAAGTCGTTTGTACTTGGCCTGTAGATCGGCCACAACCTCGCTCACGGGACCGCGCTCTTTGATGGTGAAGTCGCCGGAGGCAATTCGGTTTTCGAGGGTCGAGATCAGACGCTCATACTTCGCGATCTGTGCCGGCTCGCTGTCCTTCAACTGCTCTTTGTAGTGGGCGAGCGTATCGCGGAGAGCCCGGATATGCTCGTTCTCATTCCGCAGATTGCGGTTCGGCTCCGGCACTGTCCCCTCTTCAAGATGCCAGAGAATCTCATCAATCGCCGTTCGTAGCCGCTTGTCGGTGCGGGCCTCCCGGCGGAGGGTTTGGAGCAACAGCCGCATCTCGTCCACGTCCCGTGCTTTCTTGGTCGTGGCGTTCACGATGGCGTCGGACAGGCTGTACCGATTGATCTGGTCGAAGTCCGATTGCAGCCGGGCCGCGACATCGGACACGCCTCGGATGCCCGGCCGCGAGCCGAGGTTCATCGCCATATTGTAGAACAGTTTATCGAGATTATCGTCCTCGCTCGGATTCTTGGCCCGCTCCATGAGTTCGGCCAATTCCGCGTCTTTCTCCGCTTCGGTCATCTTGGAGTATCGAGATCGACTTTGGCGGATCGCCTGGTTCGCCTTGCGGGTCGTCTCGATCTTGCGGACCTTCTCCGCTCGCTCCACGGTCTCTTTAACTTCTGCCGACTTGGCGTGGACCTCCGCCGTCTCAGCGGGGGTCAACCTGTCGCCCTTGATTTCCTCGGCCTTGGCCTCCATCGCCGAGGGACTCATTTCATCTTCCAAGAGCCGGGCCGCCGGGTTCTGGCGGGACAGACCAGTAAAGGACCATTCCCGTCCACCAAGTTTCGTCACTTGTGACAGGTTGTCGATGTGATCCTGATAGGTCTTGCGGGCCTCGATGTTTGTCTTAAGTTCCTGGCTATTGGCCGGCAAGTCTTTAGCCTTAGCAATAAGAGCGTCTCGTGCATCGCGGACTTCCACGATACGCTTGCGGAAACCCTGCTCCTCCGCCGGAGTCATCGCCCGCGGGTTGGCGAGAATCTCCGCCGTCAAGGCATCGACCTCCCCGGCAGATGGGGCCTCGGCCGCCCATTGGGCTTGCCGCTCAGCCAAAGGCACGCGCCCGGTCCTTTGCAACGGGGGCAGATCGGCCTCCGCCCGTACCGCGGCGGTGTCTACGTTGCGGGTAGAGATCGGAGGACGTTCGCCGGTGGCAACCGCCGGTTGTGGCTCACCTGTTACCAACGAAGGCTCTTGTGGCGCACCAACCGGGGGTTTCTGCACCTCAACCTCCTGCCCCACAGCCCCCTCCATACGCACGCGCGTCTTAGCCGTAGCCGACGACACATCCTCCGGCCCGGCGAACGGCGACACGAACGCCTCCGGTTCCTCCATCGCTGCGACCTTCTCGATGGTGTCCAACGCCGCTTCCTTGCGAATCGCGGTCCCCAATTCCCCAAGGCCGCGCTTGACACCCAGAGCGGTTTTCATCGGCCCGCCGACTGCCGTACCACCCGCAATCGCCGTCAGAACTTTCTCAAGATTCTGCCGGGTCAATGACTCCTCCCCGTGGATCGTGGCCGCCCCGATCTGTGTGACCTGCTGTAAACCTTCCTCCAAACCCTCAGCCGCAGCACCGATAGCCTGGCGGGCGGTAATCTTTCCCCCTTGCTTCACCATCTGACCATAGAGCTTTTTCCGCGCGGCATTGACTAACACCGGCATCGCCGACTTGCCGACCTTGAGAACCTCATCGGCCTGCAACCGTTCAAGCAAACCCATGACCGGCCCAGCAATCCACCGCTCGGTCTCGGCCTGCTCGTGGGTCGCCCCCGCCTTACGGGCCTCCTGATAGACCATCTCCCCACCCGTCGCCGTACCCACGGCGAGGGGTCCCACCGGGCCGAAAATCGAGGACGCCACGGATGCCACGAGTACCGGCGCGGTCTCACCGGCGGTGTTTACGATGAACCCCGCCGGACCCGTCCACGTAGGAGCGAGCGAGGGAGCATCGGCGGTCTTGTAGATGTCGGCGGCCTTACGGCGCAACCGGCGCACCGCGGCCTCGTTGCCTGCCTGTACCTCCGGTGTCTTGATGTACCACCCACCGGGCACCTGCGCTCCGGCTTCCATCAGGGACGCCAGCGCACCGGAGGCCGTCGCCGCGGCTTTGATCCCGCCGCGAGCGAGAGCGTGCCGGGCCTCCTCACGCAGCGGGGCGGGGGCCTTGGGCTCCGGGGCCAACGCCTGCCGGGCGGCAGCGAGGAGATCGGGAGTCACCTGCGGCTCGCGGCGTTGCAACTCAGTCAGGGCCTCACGACGGCGCAATTCGGCACGGGCTTGTTCTGGGGTAATCGGCATAGGTTACAATCCTGCAATACGGCGAAGTTCGGCGTCGGAGAGTTTCGATACGTCGTTCGGGTCGGCGGCTACTGTCCGCGGAGCCACACTCTGCGCAATCGGACTCGCGGACTTCCGGGCAACCGCCAGCGTAGGAATATGTCGTCCCATGATCTGCTCGCGGTAGACCCGCTCCTGCTCGATCAGGGAACTAACATAGGGTTTCAACTCATAGTACCGGCGAACTTCCTCCGGGGTTGCATCTTGGAACAAATCCTCGTTGCCCTCATAACCGAGCCCGGAGTATTTGCTATTGTCCCTGTACTCCGGCTTGAGGACTTTCAACCGCTCCGGGGACGTGGATTTCCAAAACAGACTCCCGCTCGTCTTGGCCGGGGCCATGACGTACTGATCCATCTCCCGCTCGAACGCCTGCCGCACCGGGACGACCTCCGCCAATGCCTGCTTGGGGGATAGGTCCTTGGCCTTGAGCATCGACGCCGGCACATCTTTCCCTACTGCCTTGTATTGTAGTGACATTGCCTCGGAGGGGTCGAGTTTGCCGCTGTCGGCGAGGCTCTGGTACAGTTGAACCTCCCGCTGTTGGAGGACCATGTTCATCGCGGCGGTACTCTTGGCCTGCTGCTCGGCGGCGTCAAGAGCCTCCATGTCACCGCGAATCTTCGCTTGGAGGTCGAGCTTCTTTTTCCGGTAGGTCGTCTCCAAGTCCTTCACCCGCTGCTGCTTGGCGGCGGCGTCCAGATCGGAATTGTTGACAGCCTCAACATCGAGCATGGCCTTTTGATAGGCGAGGTCGATGTCGGGGTCAATGGACTTCTGCAATGCCTCCCGCTTGGTCTTGAACTGACCGAGGACCGTATCGAGGGCGGTCTTGCTGTCGGCGGTGAGGATGTCGAGCGGGTTGCCGAGGGTCTGTGCCGTGGGCTGCGACGGCGCGGGGGCGATCTCCACCCACGGCTGCGAGCCCGTGCGCATTTCCGCGAGGTTCCGCTGCACCGTCGCGTTCTGCCGCTCGATCATGGTCCGATCTTCGGGGTTCTCGGCTTCATTCAAACTGACAAAAGGTAGTCCGGGCATTGCTTGTCTCCTATGAATCGGTGTAACCCGTGTAGAGTCCATTAACAAAAATCAAAGTTCGCGTCCCGCCGCCTACCCTTGCAACGGCAATGCTGGCTGTAACCCCGTCATCATCGGTGAGCACCCGCATCCAGCCCGCCCGCGTAAGTGTGGCACTGCCGCTCAACGTAAATCCACCCGACGCGGCAAGTTCCGCAACTGTGGCAACGGTTAGCGTAGCCGTACCGCCCAGAGTAAACCCGCCCGATGCCGCCAATTCCGCCACTTCCGCCGCCGTCAATGTAGCCGTGCCACTCAGGGTAAATCCACCGGAGGCGGCGAGTTCTGCCGGCACCCCGGTCAACATATCCTCGTGGTTTTCAATCAGGCCGGAAGTAGAAGGAGTAGCGGGCTGCTGCCGAGCAGAGCAGGCGTATAGATAACGAAAGTCGTTTTGCTCTCCGGCACTACAATCACGAGTCAGGGTGTCTACAAGAGTAAATCCGGCCTCATCGTTATAGTTTCCGGTGCAGATGTAGACGGTATACTGCCCCGTACCATTCGCCCCTCCATTGTCGTCACGGTAGATGTCTAAATAATACTTGGTCTCCAAGGACAGATTAACGGAGAAATCCTGATTGGTGGTGACACCATTCTCTACCAACCGAAGAAAAATGAGCGGCACACCCCCCGAACTCTCAAAATAGAACACCGCCTGATAGTCACCACTGGCACCCTCAATCGTAGACGGGGCACTGACCGCGTTGGTGAGTAGCCAGAAATAGAGGAACGAAGAATTTTCAGCACCGCCCGCCGCTGGCGTGGTGAACTGGCACCGCCAATGCAGATCACCAGAGAAGTACCCTGCCGTAAAGTCCTTGTAGACAGCGGCTACTGGCGTGGACTCGTCCATGTTGGTCACGGTGATCGCGGCTGCGGCTACCGTCAATACGCCATCAGGGTCCGATTCAGTGTAGGTAGTGTAGTTTTGAACAGCCATCCTTATTCCTCGTACCGAGAATAGAATCTCTTGGTGTCCGTCTGATAGACCAAATCGCCTTCTTCGGCATCGGCCGCCGAACGCTCCTGTCCATCTGCTACGCGAATAATTCGTCCGTACCGTGACCACACGGTTAAGGTCGCCGTCCCGCTCAACACAAGACCGGAAGCAGTGGACATATCCACGTACTCCGCCAATGAAAGACGACGAAATGCATCGTCATTGTGCCCCGGACTCAGCCAACCCCCACAGAAGTAGATCGCTCCGTCGAACACGCACGATGCCATCTCTCCGTTGGGTGATATGACATTCGACGCTACGCTCCATGTATTTTGCACCAGGTCCAAAACCTGCACGTCTCCCGTGAAGTCATAGGCCCCATCGACCGCCCCACCGATCATATACAACTTGTCCCCGACGACATCTATCTCTTTGTAGCAGGCGGCAACCGGGCAATCGGCCAGACTGGAAAAGCTGTTGAGAGCCGGGTCATACAACAGCACTTGCCGAGTCGCCCGGAGGTCATTAGGATACCCACCCATGTCGCCGGTGCCGCTGACGAGGACAATCTTGTCACCATAGGGAGCGGCGAAATCTCCAAGGGCCACGGGCGAGAACCAACTGCGGCTTTCCCAAGAATCAGTACCCGGATTGTACACGTCGATGTAGGATGCAAACGTGTGACCAGGATTCGTCAACCCACCAAAGATGTAGATTTTCCCGCCGACCACTGCGCCGCCCATGTCCTCGCGGGCGTGAGGCATGTCGGCCTTCTGCGTCCATGAATCTTGCGACGGGTCATACTCATAGGTCTCGTCTGATTTCACGCCGAGGTCGCTGCGGTATCCGCCGATCAAATAGAGTTTCCCGCCGACCGCTTTCCACACTGGACTCTGCCCAGAAATCGGGGCGTCGGCCTTGCGGGTCCAATGGCCGGTCGTCGGGTCGTAGGCGTAGAGCCGATTCATCTCCACGCCCTCAGACCCCCCGCATACGGCGTACAAAATCCCGCCGCACTCCTCGAATCCGTGTTGGCCGAGTGGAATCGGCAGCGATTCTAATGTAGTGACATCCACGTTAGTCCGCCGTCATATCAAACGCACCAATGGCAAACCGGGCAATCTTCCCGGCGGTGATCTCCACTCCACCCGTCAAGGCAATAGAGAAAAGCAGATTACCCGCCGAGACAGCATCAAATATGCCCACATGCGTCACAGTTCCCCAGCCGTCCCCGGTCGCTTCGGGGAACGTAATCGCCAACCCGTTGCTTTTGGTTCCGCCCGACGCGGCATCCCATGTTGCGGTGGTTGTCGCTACTCTGGCGTAACCATCACCGACCGGCTCTGCGAGACCAGACGCATCATCAAGTGGGTCGGCGGTCGAGAGCCCCACCCAACGATTTGTCTCCAAAAACAAATCCAGTACAACATCTTCGCCTGTGTTACTCAAACTCATGGTAACTCCCTGTAGAAATAAAGATTTCCCGTATCCTCTTGATACACTACATCGCCATTGTCCGAAGTAGACGATAACGCCAATCGTGCCGCCGTGTTGGCTACCAACGCTATGCCGCCGCTTGCCTCTTGAAACGCAAACGTCGTCGCTCCAGTCGCCGTCAACACATGCCCTATTGTCAGCCCCGATACCGTGCCCGCTACGCCGCTTACCACCCCGGCATCGGCCCGCAGAATCCCCGACGCCCCGGTGAGCGTAAGCCCAGAGAACATCGCTGCCCCGGATGCGAGGATGCTGGCCGTCTCGGCGGCTCCGGCATCGACCGACAAGCACTTACCCGCAATGCCTTCGTGGCTGAGTCGGAGTACCAGCACGTCGGCGTCCTCAGCCTCGAAATGGCACAGGTCCGATGCCCCCGGATTGCCAGTATGTTGGTGAACGTGGAACAGGTCCCCGGTGAACGCCCCCGATGCCTGAATCTCAAACGCCCCATCGTAAGTCGGCTGATTCGTGGGGTTTGTGAAATTGAACGACAGCGAAAAGGCTGCGTTGTTAAAGGTCTTGTTCGCCGTCATGTTCGCCAGAGCGTTGAGCGGGGCGTTTCCGCTCACGACGCCCGCGGTCGCCTGCAACACACCGGAGAATCCAGTCAAGGTCAGCCCGGCGAATGTCGGACTCGCTGTAGTGCGAATATCCTGAATCGTGTTCAGTGTCGGCGCGGAGAACGACATACTCGATCCCAGCGTCACCGACTGTAATACCTTATCCGTATCCGTGTAGACGAGTCGATCTGCTGTTAGGTTAGGGAGAGTTAAACTACCGAACGCCGGCGTGCCGGTTGGCCCCAAGGCCGCTCGGATACGCGCGAGAGCCATCACAGTATCCCGCTCGAATCGAGACGATCCAGCGACGGGAAGATTGATTGTATTGGCGTATTCGGTCATCGGGCGAAAGCACCTGTGTAGTAGGGGGCTGGGGCACCACCGGCACCGCGCGCCGCGTTCAATTCAGCAATGTACTTCTCAAGACCTTGCTGTGCTACATTCGATTGATACCCCAGCGCGGCGTTGCTCATGCTCGCCCCCGCTCCGATGTTCGCCGTCTGTAGCGAGGTCTGCGCCCCAAGGTTCTGCCCGTACATCCCCGCCGCCGTCTGACCGAGCCCGGTCAGGATGCCGGCCTTCTGCTGGCCGAGCATGGTGTTGAACGCCGGGCGGTTGGCCTCGTCGTAGGCAATCCCCGCCGCGGGCATGTTCAGGGTGTTCGCCATACCGGAGTTGACCGACTGCATGGCAATGTCCGAGAGCGTCCGCCGCTTACCGCCCTGATAGGACTTCTCCGCCTCCCCGGTCAAGCTGGCGAGGGCCTCGCGGAACAGGCTGGACACGTCGCCGTAGCCTGCGGGCTGACTGCCCCCGCCCGCAACGGGAGCTTGGCCCGCGTTCCACGCCGCCATTCTCGATTCACCCGTCGCTCGCGGTCCACCTGCATATTGTCGTGTCGTGAACATCAGTGTAACCTCCTGCCCGGCGCACCGCCGTCAATCAACAACTTCTCCATGCCCCACGTCTCACTTATCGTACTATTCCCAATCTTGATACCTGCGAACGCCCCCCGCACGCCCCGCCGCCGCTTCGCGCCTCGCATCCGACCAGGGCCGGTGAACGTCATCGACAACTGTGGGCTCGTGCCGGCGATCAAGTCCTCAAGCATCGTCTCGGCCACATCCTCGGTCCACACCTGCACCGTAGCATCATCGACCGCCCCAGTCGCCCCGCCCGCGAGGATTAGATCGAACGCCTCTATAGAGCCATCCCGGCCGTCCTCAGCCAGCGCGATCGGGCCGAACGTAACGTAGGAGTCAATGGCCGTCCCGTCGTCGTTCTCCTCGGTATCGACGTGCCAGCGAACGTACCCGTCTTTGCAGCCGAGGAGCAGACCCTTATAAGCTGTGGCGTTGGCGTCGTATTGGAAAATCGAGTAGACCCCGTGGGCGGTCGCGTGCGTATCGGGGAACATACCCCCGGTTTGCAAGTCGAGCCAATAGTTCGTGCTGGTGCCGTCCGCGAGCAAGGTGATGCAGACCTTGATACCTTGACGCACACCGTCAAACCCCATCGTGATTCTATGGGTTGTGGGGTCCGCTCCGGTATCAGTGATGAGCGTCGGCAACCGAGTGGCGGTCAGATTCTCGACCTGCTCTGCCCCCTTGGCGAGTTTGTAGATGCCCCCGGTGCCCCAGAAATACAGGTTGCCATCGCCGTCGAAGCACCACGAGGTAGAGTCGAAAATGCCGGTGCCGTTGATATCAACCATCTGCCCGCCGTAGGCCGGGTTGTCGATCATAATGTGCATCGAGGTTGCACAGCCGATGATGAGTTGCCCATCCCGTGCCGGGATCAAAGCCCGCACCACGTCCCCGATCTGTCCCGCAACCCCGGACCCGATCACGGTCGCCCGGTCGGCGGTTGTGCGATTGGTGTTCCAATCCCACGGATTGCCCGCCGCCGAAGTCGGAGCCTGATGCGGATAACTGGGATTGCCACTGAGGATACATCGCCCCCCGGACAGGCACCCAATGTACGCCTTGGCCGGCATCGAGCCGTAGTTTGTCGTATCATTGCCGTAGACCGTCCAGTTGTACCAGTGAGGCGGAGCGGTCTCGGCCCCGGACGTGGTGAACGAGATCGCGTTGCCGTCGTCGTCGGTCCCGGTGACGCCCTCGGTGCCAAAATCGGCGGTCGTGGTCTTATATCCGTAAATCGTTACCGCCCCGGAGAGCGCGGTCACGTAATCCACGATCATCGCCGCCCCGCCGGCCGCCGTTAGAATGTTGCCCCGATCCGGGGGATTGGCCCCGACATCAGCGGTCGCGATCTTGGTGTTCTGGAAATCGGCGACCTTGAGTTTGGCCCCGTTGACGACAAAGACCTTGCCGTATGCCTCGAACATCATCAGACGATCCGAGGTATCAATGGCGTTCCCCGTCGTCGTCAATTCTGCCCATTCTCCTGCGCCCACGGCTAAGTCCTCATAGTAAACGGCATTGTTGCCGATAGCAACGAGCCTCTTTTTCGTATTGTCCCCGGCGAGTGATACGGTCATGCCGTCATCTCATACCAAATCTTATTGTTGGCTGCTGCGATCAGGCGTTTCTTGGTCGGCCCAGCGGACGGCGGGGTGAACACATACGCTGCGGGGCCATAGAGATCAATGGTCAAATTCCCAGCAACTACCAATGCGCCCTTGTGCATTTGCAGTACGATACTTGTGAGACTGTAGGATGACGCGGCAGTAAAAGGTTGTGCATACCATGTTGTATTGCCAAAATATATTGATGAAGAGCCGCCCGTTAAAGGTCCTTTATCTTTCTCTACTGCACTCGCCTTTGTTATATAGTGGAAGTATTGACTTGTATCTCCATATGCAGCCCACGTACCGCCAGAATTTGTACTTTTTAATGCGCCACCGCCAGTATATCCCCCTGCTTCACTCCAAAAACGCCAGCCAATCCCGGTGTCAAACGTGGCTCCTGTGGCACCTGGGGCACTCGCGACTACCGCGTAGACCTGTCCTGATACGATGGTAACTGCGGCATCGAAGGTAATCTCTATGGTAGGGACAGGGGTAGTGTACGGGACCAAGATACTTGAATCTATGGTCTTTGTCGCTCGCAACACTCCGCCAGCAATCGGAGAAGCCATCAGGGACTCTCCACGTAACTGACGCTACACATACTGCATACTGGTTGCTCCGCCGCTCCGATCTGGGTCCCCGCGCCCCACTTCGCCAGGCCCGGCCGCTGGCCGCCGCGGAGACGACCAAGAAAGTACGGCCGCACATTGAACAATCGGGGACTGGTGTTCTCCGGCTGGACACCGGGGAGCCCGCCCTTATGCAATCCACCGAAAGGGAAATTCAGAGTAGCCATATCACCCTACGAGTAAGTCACCATGCCTCTGTTGGTGTAGTACACGGCCTCGCTGCCCTGTCGCATGAATCCACCGGGCCGACCCACGCCGAGTTTCCGGGGAGCCGAGCGGGCGTCGATGGCGTACGCGGCAGGGAGATCGACCGAAAGGAACTTCTCCATATACCCGCGCTTGACATCGGTGAACTCCTGCTCGGTCTGTGCGAGACACGCGGACACGATGGCCTGATCGAACTGCAACCCGGCCGGATGGACCTCGCCGGAATCGACAATGTAGACGCTGTTCGCTCCGGGGTCCGTGCCACCGGCCGCGCCGTTCTGGTAGAGCCAATCGGCCACAGTGAACACGCCGGTCGCGCCGGTGTAGTCGGTCACAACCGCATAGCTCGTCTTGCCGGTCCCGCTGATGATTCTGACGGTCTGCCCGTTGAAATAGTCATTGGCGTAGAGCCCGGCCAAATCAGCATCGGTGATACTCGTCGCCCCGCCGGCGTTCGCCGTCCCGGCGATCAGGGTCAGCTTGTCGAAATTCGCCTTGTACGGAAACACAATGGTATGCTCGTTCGTGGGCTCCGGGTCCACGATCAACTCCCACCGGCGTTTCGTACTGTTGGGAAGAACCGCCGCGAGGAACGGGGCATCGCCGCCGTTGACGCTGATCTCCCGCAGCCGGCGGATATCGGCCTCGCTCGTCCACTCGATCCCGCAGGCATCGGATTCAGCCTTGAAAGTTATCTGGCCGGTGTGTTCGCCTTGGAAGTCCTGCGTGAGCAAGTAACGGGCGGGATCGGAGTCGATGACTTGGGTAGAGCGGCAGATGCGGTACTCTGATGTCGTATCGGGAGTGGACCCCCCAGAAAGCGCAGTGAAAGCGAACACGCCGGTTGCGCCGGTATAACCTGTGATCGTCGCATACTCGTCCTTTCCCGTCCCCGCGGTAATGCGAAGGACATAGGTGTTGAAATAGTCATTGGCGTAGTCGCCTGCAATCCCGCCATCGGTCAGACTCGCCGCGGTGCCGGCGGTCGCCGTGCCGGTGTAACCTCGGACCAGGTTGACCTCCATGAGTCGGTTCCGCCATCGCCAACCCTCCGGGGGGGCCTTGGCGATGAAGTCGCGGATCGCGTGGTTGACCACGCGGAGACATCGGGCGAGGTTAATGGGGTCTATCGGAGCCATCTCGGCCTCGTTCCCGGCCGAGCCGTAGTAGCCGACCTCCGCCGCGAGTGCGACTTCTTTTACAAGGTCATACGTAGTGAGGGCACTGGTTACTTCGGCCATTGGTTATGCTCCCGGTGCGAGGGTGTCGCCCATTGCTTTCACATCTTCCGCGTGTTCTTTCGCCCCATCGTACAACATCTGCACTGACTGGCTGGCGAGACTGTGTTCCTCGCGCGTGAGACGAGTTTGACTGACGATGTGGTCGAGAATCTGTCGTGCTTGTTCGAGATTCAGCATGGTACTCCCCTTTGTCACAAATATAGATCGTTGTTTCTGACAACGCCCCAAGAGGGACTCGAACCCTCATCTCCCGGTAAACGCACGGGGTCCTACGCGTGCGGGCGACTTACAAACTGGCACCCGCTTCCTTGGACGATTGGGGCAAAAACGCCCGGTACGCCGGACGTCAAGCCGGAGATACTATCTCCGGGGTAGCTCAAAAGTAGGCCGCCGAGCGGGGGAACGGCACCCGGCGGCCCGAAACAATCGGGGCTATCTGGCCCCGTCAATTATGCTACGTCCCCGCGGCCACGTAGGCGAACGCACTCGACGCCTTCGTACCCTCGTTGATGTAAACCCACGCGCTGCCGCTGGCGTCCGTATGGATGAAGATGCAACCGGGGGCATAGCCCACCGTCGCATCGGCCGGGAAAGTCGAGCCGTAGGCCAGAATGACTCCATCCTCAGTCGTCAGCACCGCACGCGGAGTCGCCGCGCCAGCCGGAAGGGGGTTGGCCGTGAGACGCTCGGTAACAATGTCACCACGCAAACTCATAGTCAGCCTCCTTAATCAATCTGGTTGAGATTCACGAACGGCGCGTTGCTGGCACCGCTTGAAGCGTTATCCATCGCCACGCCGGCAATACGAATACCGCTCTCAACCGTGATGTCGTTGCTCGACACAACCGAGCCGTTACCGACCCACACGATAGTCCGGTCGCCCGCGCTATCACAGGTGTTGCCGTCGCTGGTGATCCACGCGATGCCCTTGGTCTGAATCCAGCCGTATTGACCCGTAGTAAGAACGCGAGCCGAAACGCCCAGATAGGTCACGTAATCGCCGCCAGCATTGTCGCCCAGAACACAATAGAATGGATTCTCGATCAATTCGATGTTGGTCGTGCCGACCGTCACCGCCGTCACCAGCGGGGCATCGAGCCGAAGGCACAGGGTCCCGCCCGCCGTAGCAAGAGCCGGGTGGGAGATGATCCGCCGCATCTGGGGATGCTGCGCCGAACCGTTACCAACGACAACGTAACCGCCGGCCAACTCATTCGCCGACAGAACGCCGGTCGTAAGGACGCCGATCTCGGTGTCAATGGTCACGGAGACACTACGACTGCCGACCACGCCGGCGGCGAGACCCGTGCCATCATTGGCCGAGGCGGCGGTAGCCTGCGCCGGAGCGACCGCGTTGGTATTGGATTTCTTGGACTTGTAGGCACCGACTTCGGGATTGCAGGTGCCGGAGGCATATGCATAGCGGAACACGCGGCCATCGGGCAGAACAACCCGGTCGCCGATAGTCCACTGGGGGTCCTTGGTGGTGGAGGCTTCGTACAGGAAATCGTACCCGCCAACGCCATCGTTGCGGTAGACCTCCCCGCCCTGCCCCACGTAACTAACACGATTGACAAACGCCATACTTTATCTCCTCATTTTCTCAGGAGCGTAACCCCGTGGTTACGCAGTCAAGGCTTTGTGGATCACGAACCCCGCATCGCGAGGACTGTCACACCAAACATTGCAAGCCCCATCCTTGAACATCGTGAAAACCGTGTGTTGGACCGTACCGCCGTTGACCGGCCCGCGCGTCACCATCCAGTAACCGGAGTAGGTCACGGGGACAAAGTGCGAGAAGTCAATGCAGTAGATCGGATCAGCCGTGTCGCTGGTCTCAGGATCGGTCAGGCCCTCAAGGGTGTCGATGTCGATGACATCATGCCCGTTGATGAGCATGTCGGTCCCCTCGCCTACGAGCATCCGGCCGAAGGTCTCTTTCGTCTGATGCACGTCGTCCTTGGCATCGAGGTAACTGAATAAGTCCTCCTTAACAGTCTGGCCGGTGTAAACCCGACGCTTCGCAGCCTTGCGGGTCTCAAACTGCGTGGCACCCAGCGGGGCGCGGAACTTGGTACGCAGAAACGCCTTGCGGAGCCGCTTCACGAGGTCATCATTGACCGCCGTGTAGAGATCGGCCCAGTTGCACCACTGCGAATACACGTTGGCGTCAATGCCAGCGCAGGTCGTGGAGGTCGTCGCATCCTGATACCGGATGGTCTTGCCGACGAACCCCGCCGTGGTGGTGTCCTTGTTCATCATGCGAATGTAGTACCCGACGCCGCGAATCTCTTTGCCCGAACTCGACGTGGGGGTTTTCCAGAACGACGCCTCGAACAACTTGGCGAGGTCCCAAATCGCCTGCATTTCCTTGACCTTGGCGAGATCAATGAACCCCTCCGGGTCGCTCTTGTTTTGGAGGATTTCCAACTCGTCCCACGACCAATTCGTCGTGAACCGCTTCCACGGCATCGTGAACTCATGCAGAGTTTCGCCCTGCGCGAGTTCATCCTTCTCGTAGTAATCCACCCAGCGAGCATTGCCGGTGGGGCTCAACATCGCCTTGCCGGTGATGGTGGTGCCGCCCTGCTTTTTGACGTTATCCTTCTGAAAGATTCTCGCGGCCTCGAAACGGGTGTCATCCCAAGTGACCGTCAATTCCTGCTTCGGGTACTTGGTGTGAGTCGTCGCGATCAGGCCGGAGAGTTGGTCATACGTGTAAGCCATTGTTTTTCTCTCCTGCGAGCGGACTCGCAGGTATCGGAATTAACCGAGAACCTTTTTGAGTTCCGCCGCCATTTCTTGAACTGCTTGGTCTTTGTTGTACCCGGTGGATACCGGGGGTTTCCCGCCGCTCGGTTTGAGGGTGACGCCGGCGGCCCGCTTCTGAACGGACTTCACAATCCGCTCGCGGACGAACTGCTCCGCCATCGGGGCGGAGACCGCCAGATGCGCCATCTCCAAAGCCTGTGCGGCCGACATCTGCATCCCTGTCATCACCGCCCCATCGAGGATCATCTGTGCCCGATTGCAGACTTCTACGCGATTGGCCCGCTGGCCGGGGGTGAGGGTGTCCCACGCTCCGGTCTGACCGACCTTGCCATAGAAGTCACCGTACACACCCATCTCATCAGCGGAAAAGAAGGTGTTGATCTGCTGACGGACAGCGACCTCGCGCTCGATCTCAACCTGCCGGTCTTGAACCGGCTCCGGTGTAGCCGGGGCCTGTGGCCGAGTAGGCTGTGGCTGATCGGGGACCAACTCCAACAGGACATCGACAAGCGGGTCGTCCTCGTACTTCTCCTTGAGTTGTTTCTTTAACGCTTCCTTGCGGGACGGTTGCGCGGCCGGGGCGGGTGCCGCCGGGGCCTCCCTGAGTTGCCGCGCACGCTGACCCAACTCCCCAAGCTGTTTGCTGGCCGCGTTGACCTGCTCATAGCACTTGGCGAGGGTCTTGAGGGCCAAGGCCGGGTTCTGGTCGTAGAGTTCACCGACCTCCTCGGCTTTCCAGCCCATGTGCAACGCCGCCCGATAGTGACTGTCGGGGATCGCTGGTTTGTCGTCTGCCGGCTTCTCCGCAGGGGTCTCCGGTTCCTTCGGCTCCGGGGTAGCGGGTTCCTCGCCTGCCGGCTTCTCAGCCGGGGTAGGCTTGGGCTCCGCTGCCGGTTTCGCAGGGGGTTCCTCTTTGGGTGCCAGGGTAGACGCCGCAGGCGTTACGCCCGCGTCCGCGCGACCACCATCGAAATCAATCTTCTCAATCTCAGCGGCGAGTTCTTCTGCTTCTTTCAACATCGTTCAGTTCCCCATCACTTAACAAATACTTGTTCAGGTACGCGTTCCAGATCAAACATGAACGGACCAATTCGCAATATCCGATGCCATGCTTCCGGGGAATCAAAAAATCGGCTAAAATGATACCGGAGACTCCATGCCCACATTCGAGAGTAACCGGCATAAAAATACAGTCGGTGTCGTTTACTCAGGCATAGATAGATCGCATGTTGTTTCATCCCCTATCCCCTCAATATTCTCTATTGTGAGGCACCTTCACCTTACCGCGTGCCTCAAGGTACTTCTCACGTTGCTTGACGCTCGTGAACACCGGCCGACAGGCCGCGTCGAGCGGCACGTCCGGGTATCGCTGCCGATGCTCGACGGCCTGATCCGGGTGGATCGCGAGCGAGTCACTGTGAATCTCGTTGTGCGTGTCGCTCAGATTCGTGCGGACCTCGGCGGCATAGTCCCGATCCATCGGGGTCCCACATTGGCGACACGTCTCCACCGTATTCGAGGCCGACATGGGTTTCACAACCTCATCGGCCCACCCGCATTTCGGGCAAAGGTAGTCGTAATAGGGCATTATTCCCCCTCCTCGCAATGGAGGATAAAAGAAAGACTTTGGACTTTAATCGCGGCGTATTGGCACGAGAGATTGGCGACTACAGCTAAGAGAATGAGCCACACCATCTTACTTTCTCCTCCGCTCGGCCTCTTTCTCCGCGTCGGTCTTGATACCGCCGGCGGCGTCACCCATGCCTTTCTGAATCTGCTTGGTCCGCCGCATGGACGCATCGACCGGCTTCGCGAACGCCTCCTCTATCCCGTAGTCGGTCTTGAGCGTCTTGTTCACCTTCTGCCGCTCCGCCTCGTCACGGGGTTTGCCGACACCAATGTCTCTTTTCTTGGGTTTGCCGAACGCCATCAAATACCTCCCATCTGCGCCTCTGCGGCTGTGGCCTGTGCGTTTTGATTGAACTGCTGCGCCGGAGTCCCCACCGGGGTCCCGCCGACCGGGAATCCGCCATTCTGCGTCGTGTCCATCATGCCGCCGGGGCCGCTCCTGCCTTCTTTCTTGTTCTGCTTTCCCGCCGTCGCGGCATACCACTCCATCCGGGCCGCAAAGTTCGGGTCGTTAAACATCCCACTTGCAACCTCGACAATGCCCATGTCCGTCGCAACGCGAGTGAGATACTCCTGAATGTTGTACGGTTGCCCCGCCTGCATCGAGACCATGAGGGCCTGAAACGCCTGCGGGACAATCTGCGTGGTAAACTGTGTCACGAGTCGGGCACGGGTCGTCGGATCGGAGACCGTCTTGGCCCGGCGAGTAATCGTGAAGCCCAGCGTATCGAACTCACCTGTCCGGTCCTGCGGTGTGAGCCACAATTGCCGCTCGTTGCCAGCGGAGTCGCGCCGGATGAGTGGGATGCCCAGCTGGCCGGGGACGAACATCAGATCGTCATTGTGCAGATACCACGCCTGCTTGCCGCTGATGTCCTCGGCGAACTCATACATCATGTCCCGCATGTCGGAGATCGAGACCGAGGCGTTCTGCTGTAGAATCTGCTGTCCGGTCGCCTTGTCCGTGCCAATACCGGCCCCGCTCATCAGGTCCGGGTTGCCGGCAATGAGGTTGAACCAACTATAAATCGTCTGAGTCATGGCGACTGTTTCGGCGGAGGGTCCCTCGAACGATTGGATGTTCACGCCCGCCGGATTGTTGCTCGCGATCCACTCGCCGTCCTGCGCCCCTTGAATCGCCTCCGCTACGTCGGCGTTGGCCGGGTCGTAAATGCCGACGTTCTTCTGACGGTCGGCCTGCTCCATCGCCTTTTTGAACAACCGATTCGCCATGTCCGACAGGTCCCGCCACACGCCTACAGGCGCGATCGGGAACGGGTTGTCGGGCACCGGCTGAGTCAGAGCCCCAAAACTGTAGGGACCGGACGGCGGGCCGTAGTACGGCTCGACCTTGAGGAAATCAAGCGCGTCCATTTCTTCGGGATCGGGGATGTAACAGATCGACTCGGCCTCCGGCACGTAGACCTCCACGATATGCACGTAATCTTGGAGGTCCATCGTCTCGTTGGCGTGGTTCTCGTCTTTGCTGAGGTCCTGTGCTCGGTCGTCTTTCTTCATGCCCGCCCGCGGGAGGGACTTGATGAGTTCCTCGTTGAATCCCGCAGCGGCGAGCAGTTTGTTACGCTCGATGCGGATACGATGGCCGAGGAACGCCGCCCGGCTCCAACTCGTGCAGCACGCATCGCCGGTCATGTCATCGAGGCTGATCCGTTCGGTGTAAAGCTGGCCGGGATCGACCCGGACATCGGGAGCCACGGTGAATAGTTGGCCACTGGCGGCGATGGAGGTCTTGGCGACGGTCAAGCCGAAACAGGCATCCACGGCGCAGGCGCGGAGGAGTTGGCCCTGCTTGATTTTCTTGTGAAGCTCATCGAGAGCCAGGCCGAGTTTCTCAGCGTACTCGCGCTGCGCGATAATGGGCGTGAGGATTTGGTTGCAGCCAGACGGAATGACGCTGGGGACCAGGGAGCGGATCGCGAGGAATACCAAGTTGATAGGCTCCTCGCCGGTCATGCCCTGCGTCTCGGCCATGTACTTGCCGACGTAGGACTTCATGTGCGAGGCGCGGGCCTTGCGGAATCGGTCGAAGCGTTTGAACCCCTCCTGTACCGACTCGCTAATACGTTGTGCCGTCAACTCTGTCGCCATAGTCTACCCAAACGAATACGATTGCTGCCAGCCATTCCCGCGTTTCTGTGTCTTTTTCCACTTCTCGAACCGCTCGCCCCACGTCCCGCGCTCCGCCTTCTCGCTCTCCGGCTTCGGCCTGAGGACCTCTTTGTCCATCACCGTGAGGGCGTCAGCGATAACCCGGTCGCCGTGACCGAGGTAATCCGCCTTGTCCTTGTCCACCAACTCCGCCGGCCCGCACCCGCCAGAGGGGTACGTGATATAAGTCTTGGCCTGGTCAAGACTTTGCCGGTCCCGGTTGATGATTCGATTCTCGATCAGAGCCCGCTCGTAGGCCCGCAGCAACAGCGGCTTGCGCTCCCGGCTGCTGTGCCAGCCCCATCGGGCGGTCTTTTTCTCCGCTACGTTCCCGACCGTCTCATCGCGGTAGTAGTGCGGGTAATGGAGTTCGTGGACGAATACATTCCCGAAGTCCATGCCAGGGCCGTTTTGCTCCCAGATCACAAAGGGAAGACGTTGGGGTGCGCCGCCGCCCACCCATAGACATAGCGCCGCCACAACTCTCGCGGCGTTGTAGGGGGGAGTTGTTTTACTCGCCCACTTCGCGACAATTTCGCCCGTTTGCTTGCACTTGATCGAGACGACGCTTTCGCTCGTGCCTTCACCGCCCAACCCTTTACTCAGGTCGATACCGAGAATGTAACTCTTGCTCTGGTCGAGCCGCCCGCCCGTCAGCGGTGCCCACACCGCGAGTTCACCGTCTTTGGCCCGCGTCAGTTGCACGGCCTTGAGGTCGCGGGTGCGGAGCACCTTTGGCACGTCGGCGTTCGCCAGCTTGTCGCGGAGCTTGATATTGAACCGCTCGTGTGGCTCCCGACAGTAGAGCGCGGCGTGCTTGTCGAGATCAGTGCCAGTAAAGAACGTGTCGCCGACCGCACCCTCCATCGCGTAGATTTCCTTGGCGACTTCCTTCCACCCGTTACGCTCGATCTCGTGCTCAATGAACGGCGACGTGATCCGGTATTCCTTGGTGGTGTCGTCCTGCACGATGAACCGACTCGCGCCCTTGCGGGGATGGTCCCACGCCATCAGGGAGAATACCTTAATCGTGCCAGAGTTCTTCCAATTCGAGTAGCAGGTCCCCGGCATATCGACGGTCGAGTTCACGATCCGGCACGGGCAGACGGCAGCGGTACTGCGCTTGATGCTCTCGCCGTTCTGCATCTTCGCCATCTCATCGAGGAGGATCAACTGTGCCCGGTCGCCGGAAAACGCTGACTTGTTCGTGGACTCGCCCGCAATCGTGCTGCCATTCAGGACGTTGTGAATCCGCATACTCGTCCGGTTCTCGCGGCCCCGGATCAGCACGCCCGGCGGCACCATCCACTCCGGCAAGTATGTATTCACCGTGTCATGTTTGTAAAACAACGACTTGCTGATCGGGCTGTCCACGAGGTCCTCCACCCTGCTCATCTCGCGAAGCTGTAGATTGCTCCGACCAAACAACCACTGCCAATGAATGAACAGGGCGATGAGCCACGAGGCCCCCATGTCTCTACTTTTGTCAATGAGCCCGTCATGGCCCCGCGTGATGCAGTCCATGAGGAACGCAACCATCTCATCCTGTCGCTCGAACGTGATGAAGGGATGCAGCGCGATCGACGCTGGGACGTACCCGTGTGTCTCTTTGCTGACCTCCATCTCCCACAACGTCCATGCGAAGGTGTTGATCCAGTACAACGCCGATTGCTTGCACGCGGCGAGCAAGTCCTGTTGCAGCACCGTGTCCTTGGCCGCCCGGTGCAGAAGTCGCTCGCGATAGGCGACATTCTCTGCCTCTCGCATCGGGACCTTGAGGCCGGTCGTGGGGTCGGTCCACCACTCGCGGTTTGTCGGAAAAGGAGTCGAGAGTTCCGGCTTGATGCTACTCAACCGTTTCCTCCGCCATCCTGTTCAGCCGCTCCACCCCCAGCCGGCTCACCTTCTCCGGCACCGTCTCCCGGCCGGTCTCTTTGTCCGCCTCCACCGTACCGGCCTTACCCTCAACCCGTTCGAGGACGATCCGAACGTAGTCCAGACTTGGCGGTATCACGGTCCCGTCATCTTTGAACACAGGTAGAGCCATCTTCCAGATATGCCGGGCGAGGGCCTCGGCCTTACTCACCATCTTCGGCATCCCCGGCGCACAACCCTTGGGGACATCGGGGAGAATGACCTGATCGCACTCGGTCCCAATCGCGCGGAGATACCCACTCAGGAGTTGTCCCGCGCGGGCCTTCTGGCCGAGTTGGAGGAGGTCGGGGTTCTCTTTGGTCTGCTTCTTAGCCATCACCAAGTCACAATCGGACCTTGCGGGTGCGGATACGGTAACGGTCGATAGGGTTCCATCGGCCGATACGGCAACTGGTCTTGCCACGGTCTCATTTTCTTCCCACAGTGCGGACAACGTGGCGTGTGGTCGCAGTCGCAGTAGTCATCTTTGAATTTCTCGTCCATCACCTTCTTGAGTTCATCAATGGTCATTTACACTCCGATTCGCATATTGTCCCCGAACAACCGGAGACTCCGCACCTTGCCGAGATCGGTGAGGTACACCTGCTCAATCTTGAGCCCCCACCCGCTCGCCGCTTCGGCCACACCGCGGCGGAGTTCTTTCTTCACCGCCTCGATGTCGCCGCACTCCGACAGATTGCGGGTCGAGATGTATTCCAAGATCACGCCGAGGGCGAGCGTGCTGAAAGCCTTGTCCACATCCTGCACGGCGAACAGGGCCTTCTCGATGTCCACGATGCGGTATCGAATGGTCCCCGATACCACGAGGCCATGTCCATCTTTAGTCGTCACGGTCTGCGGAGGAAGGTCCACTACCTGCGTCACCACGTCCATGCGGACGATGTACTGCACCACCGGCCAGACGAAATACCACCCCGGCCCGATGATCTTGTAGCGTTTGCCCCCGGTGATCCGGGCACCCTGTTCGGTCGGCTCCACGAGGATGATGGAGGGGAGCAAAGCGAGGATTTTATCGAATAGGCGTTCAAGCCACTGCATCAATACACCCGCGCCTTGTCCAGCGTGCGCCCGGTCTCACTCAGCACGTAAATCTCGCTACCACTCGGCAATTCTACGCATCGGCCATCGACCTCAATCACAGGAGGCGTAGAATTGCCGCGCCGAACCTGCACGTCCTTAGCGTCGAAATACCGATCCCCGAAATCTGTCACCACTTTCACTACCATCTGTCTGTCTCCTATCTGTGCTTTGGTTTACTGAATCCACCCTTCTCCCGCTCCGGTTTCCATCCGGTCTTACGCATCGTGCCGTAGACATAGGCCCGCTTCCGGGCTCCGCTGAAACCCTTGGCCTCGGCCTGGAATTCCAACTTTTCCTCAAGTGCTTTAGGCATGGTCCTTCACCCGGTAATACACGACACCAGGAAACCTCAGCCAATCATAGGGGGGGCAACAAGTCCCTCGACCGCGATCTGCAAGTCATCGACCTTCGCATTGATCGCGTCCACCGTAGCCCCGATCTGTGCGACATTCGTTGCCCCGACAGAGAACGACTTCACCGCCTTGCCGGAGTTCGCGTCGTCAATCTGCACCAGCCATAGGCCCTCCGCATCGGGAGTGAAGGACTTTTTATACCGGCCGGTCGTACCGATCTCGGTCATCGCCCCACTCTGCCCGGCATCGAGCGTACCGGCCTCGTCGTACACATCCATCGTGACCACGATACCAGAGGCACCGCCGGCAGCCTGATAGATCACATCAATCAGTTCACTTATTTTGTAGGTCTTGTCCGCCACGAATCACCCTCCCAGAACGGATAATCTTGTGAGCATGTACGAGTTCTGCGTACCTCTGCTCAAACATCTCCTTGGTGATGAGCCCACGCGCTAGTTCCCAGCGAAGCTCCTCCTCCTCGCGGCTGATCTGCGGCGGCCGGCGTGCGCTGCCCTTGCCCATCACTTCTCCCCCTTTGGGTACACCACCTGAATCTCATCCTCCTTGAGCACGAGAGCCGGTTTGCCCTCGATCTCCAAGTCGAATTTGCCTGTGTGCATGATCCGCACATAAGTTGTCATCGGGATCAGCACATGATCCCCCACGTCGATGCACTGGACGCCGGGACCGATGGCGATGACCTCGGCGAGCGGGTTGTTCTCCTGCGCCGAATCTGGAAGCAAGATGCCTTTACGCTCGGACTGTTTCTGACCTTGGATGACGACGAGACTGTTCCCCAGACACTTCATCAGTTCCCCTTTCTCTGTGGGCCTCATAGCCCGGTCTTGTTGAACCCATCCTCCTCGACCCCCAGATTCTCCGGCTCCTGTTTATCAGGCACCGGCTCGAATCGGCTGAGGGCGAACCAATTTTGCACCGTATCGAGCCGGTCCTTGAACACGGCGACTGGCACACTGTAGTTGATCCCGGCTCCCGGCACCCCGGCGACAAGGACGCCAATGACCTCGCCGCGGGTATTGAACACAGGACCCCCGGAGTTACCGGGGTTTGCCGAAGCGTCGGACTGGAAAGTCACCCGCCAGCCATACCCATACCCGCCCGGCTTGGTGCCATCGAGGTCCCGCTGCATCGCGCTGAGGATACCGAGGCTGACACTATTGAAATTGGCCTTGCCGAGCGGCGAGCCCATGATAAAAAGTGGGTCCCCGACACGCATGGTGGTCAGATCAGCGAGCTTGGCCGCGGGGAGCCGCACGCCGGCAGGCAGATCGAGGAGCAGGAACGCAACGTCGTTGTCCTTGTCCTCAAGGGCGTACTTCACGGGGTAACTCTTGCCGTCATCGAGGGTGACCATATAAGTCCCCGGCATGTGATCGGTGACATGTTTGGCGGTGAATACGATGCCGTCCTCGCTGACGATACACCCGGAGCCCTCGCACTCGCCCTGCTTCTCAACGTGGACGACAGTGGAGCGGACCTGTTCGACCTGCGGGGCGATGCCCTGGGGGCCGGCATGGTAGTCGGGGATGCTGGCCCCAAGAACGAGGGCGATGACACAGATTACGACGAGTGGTGCGTACTGGCGCATGGTGTCCTCCATGTGCGGCTGTGCCGCGGTTACTGGACCAGTTCAACCAAAAATCCGAGACCGTTGTTCACGTCGGTCGTGTAGTGCAGAGTCGTGTACCCGGCCGGAATCTGAATCTCGATGCTGTGGTACAGCGGACAGACCCAGCGCACGTTGCCGTCGGTCGCCACGGTTGCCAGGCCGAATCGGAATCCGCCGGTGATGTAGGCGGTGAATCGGTAGCGGGACCCGGCCGTGACCGTGGCCGTGGTCTCCGTACCCGCTGTGGCCTGTGTGAGCTTGAGGGCGGTCTGCGTTACTTTCGGTTGACTGGACTCCGGGGACGGTGAACTGCGAAACCCGGTATTGTCAACACCAATCGCCGTCGTCATACTGCCTCCTGTACAAAAAGACTACATGCGGCATCGTCTTTATCTGTGATCGACCGTTTCCAGAACGCCGGGTTTTCGACATCGTGCGTCCGGTCAATGACAAACACCGGAGGATTGGCGAAACATTGCCCGGTGTCTATGTTTGGGGACTTGTCAAAATAGATACAATCTTTGCACTGAGACATGGTTTCACCGTCTTAGGGCATTTTTTTTTCTCCCCTGTGACCGGATTGCGCGCTCAGACCCCCCATACCTTACCGGGTTAATAGAAAGAGGGGGGCTCCCCTCACTAACCCGGTATGGTATGGGGGGTGCAGGGGTTGATTCCGAGGCTTGGGGCTGGATAATCTGCTACATCTGTAGTAGGTGTGTGCGGATCGTAGCGGTTATACCATGTAGGTGGTGTGGTTATCGGGGTTGTATGAACTGTAGCATTTCACGCTGGGGGGTGCCGGGGAATGAGGTCTCCACGGCCCCGGTCTGGGTATCGAGGCGGAATACGATGTTGCCGCTGTCGGTGACGGCGATCTGGTAGCGGCTGGGTGCGACAGCCCCGGCGGCGAGGGCGAGGGCGATGCCTACGGCGATTCCGATGACGAGATTACGCATGTTGGGTCCTTTCTTTTGTCAGAAATATCGACCGATGTTTGTGACTTCCTTGAGCGTAAGTTCGTCCACACTTGCGCGTAAGTGAGGACGTTTGTACACGAAAGGTTTACATCTGCGCAAGTTGGCGTACTATAAGTCGAGTTTCCGGCGCGGGAATAGTGGACGACTTATATCCAGAATTGAATTTTGGGGTCGCGGGGGAGGTCCAGGTACGAGGGGTCCCAGGCGGATAAGGCAAGGGCAAGGGTACCACCGTGGGGGTCGCGCGTGCGTGCACGCTCCTATTCCAGACAGTGACACGCAATTAAATCCACAATCCACTTGACGCACAATACTCTATTGTGTATACTCTGCATAGCTGGCAAGCAAACCAAAACCTTAATAAAGGGTGAAACCATGAAAACCATTGCAACAATCTGGGAAGTCTGGACGTATGACGTTTGGGGCAATGCCGAAGATGGATGGGAAGTCAACGACTGTTCGTGCATCGACCGACACTGCGAACTGGAATTGCTTGTTGAAACCTACAACTACGGTACGCCCCGTGCGTTTGACGGTGCAAGCCCCACCGATGAGGATATCAAAGACGTACTAGGAATTAGGGCCGATGTCGCTATCGAAACCGACGGTGACGACTTGGCTATCTACGTCACGGCGGCCGATGACGGCTATCCTCTCGGCGAATTGCACTGCATTTCGCACAAGTCTTTGTCGCCTATCGAGGCCCAGTAGCCACACTACGGCCGCACCATGAGGCGGCCGTAAGTGGCAATTGTGCCAATAGAGGGTGAAATATGGCTATCTACGTCAACAAATTGCACGCATGGTTATTGTTCACCGGTCCGTATGTGTATCTCTGCCGAGATTTGCAAGGGTACTATCCGATGAGGAAATTGGCGTGAGCATACGTGCAATCGCATGGGCAACTATTATCGCAAGTATCATTCTATGGTAGGGGATAAAACTATGCTGTATGCAATCAAGATCACTACAGGCGCATGGCGCATGCTGCGCAATAAGCGCGACGCAATTCGATGGGCAAAACGTCTTGGCAAAGGTGCCGAAGTATGGGCGCATGCCGACATCCCAGAAGTAAACGTATGGGACTGGCCGACGTTCCGTATTAGCGCGAAACGTATCTATCCATTGTGAGAGGGTGACAGTATGCTTATCAGTGACACGCAACAACTCCGCGGCGCAAAAACGCAATACGGTAGTGACATCCAGACGTATGACGATGGTTTCGGTCCGCTATGGATCATGCGGGACAGTATGGACATTATGGGCATTGTCCGCGCGCAGACATGGGAAGATGCCTACTCTATCTGTGAAGATGAGTTTTTCCCAGAGGCGGACGATACCATAGAGGAACTCATCGCGGAATATGGGCATAAGCGCGAGCATGTCCGCCGGCCCGATGGTACGTGGGACACTATCGAAACTCCCGACGCTGACGCATGGTATGAAAACGAACTATTTCAAGAGGCATACGGGTTTCGCCCCAATGGTCCCAATGTGCGCGACAAGCGCGGACATGGTATCTACGCAAAAGACTTGAACGGTGAATATCTTGACGCATTGGGACCGGCATTGTTGGCGCAGTTGGGTATTGTACTGGACATCGTATCGGGGTGATTGTGTCTATACGGGAGGCAATATGTCCGCAAACGAGTTTAACTATGAATGTGTATCGCGTACCATCGACCCGGCGATTGCACTGGAAAATGAACACATTCGCGAGGCATTAGCGGCGCGAAACGATGACTACGTGCGGGAAGTGTTAGACACGGAGTTTTGATCGTGGGGGCGGTTCTGGCCGAAAAGTTATCCACAAGTTATCCACAATCGCCCCCGGAAAAATTCGCCCCCTAACTACAATCTGGAAAACCCCAACTATGAACAGCGCAGTTAGGGAGCAAAAACGGCCTTGACACTATCAATAACCCCTATTCTCCCTAACCTCCCTAACTAAAAGAGAAAAAAGAATAGAGTATAGAACAGTATGATAGTCATCACAAGAGAGAAAGAGAGAGACAAACCCTATGAGCGCGGCACCCTCTCCATAGTGAAACTGTTTGCGCGCGCTGTTTTGGTGGCTACGGGTTTTTGAGCTAATAATTTCAAAAAACCCACGGCATACCATCAAAAACGGCGTTTCTAAGTAGGGGTGGCAAGCCACTTTTAGACCAGCAAGTTAGGGGGGGCAACGTCCAATAACATAACCATGAGACAGCTATACAAAAACAACGATGACTTTTTGTTGGCCGATGACGGGCAAACACCCCCCGCGGGATATATTCCCGTCGATTATTTACCGCCGGCCGCCGATACCATCCAATATTCATACCACTGGCTACGGGGTGACGGTTGCCATAAATCGACCCGATACGAACTCCTCAGAGAATCCGGCCCATTTCGAGTAGGCGGACAACGCCAATACGTTCGCAAGCCCCGCAACCGCAACCGTCGGCGACTGCAGGCGCAACTCTACCGGGCGCGGCGACATTTGACTTGGTATGAAAAACTCCCGCTATGGCCGCCCGTTGTAGTTGCCCGTATAGCTGCGCTGCGAAAAAAGATCAACAAAATAAATACAGAACTCTTGACACCGGACCCACAATAGCGTATACTATAAACATGCTGGCAAGCAACCACGGCCCCCGATAACCGGGCGGCCACAATCTGAGAGGGTGAAGCAATGTGCAGATACATCAGTTTCTTTCATCATCCTCAAACGCATGATGTTCTCGTGAGTGACTTGAACAGCCACGGGAACACCGAACGTGACTTGAAACTTGACCCCGATGGCCCATACCGCGAGGGCCATTATCTGCCCGATGGTGAGATCGAATGTCGGCTTGCCGATGAGGATATAAAGGCGGGATGCACAACCGCCGACTGCGAAGCAGCCATACGGGCTAAATGGCCCACGTTTAACGATTTCGAGGAGTGGGCGGACAGCATAGTAAACAATGAGGACACTATTTGTGAGCGTGAATACAATCAATTTCTCGAAAGTTGGGACGACTGGGGCGCGGACGATTTCCGCAAAGCCATTGCCCGCGCATTGGGCGCGGACGACGACGCCGACTTGGAAACCGCACTTGATGACGTGCCCGATAATGACTTGCGGAAACTCTATATGGATAACGCGGACAACCCATACTATTCCGACGGCGGCGGTTGTTACATACCGGATATCGAGCAAGCCGCAGCTAGCGTCACGCTTGACGACGTTCTGCCCGACTACGGCGCGGCCCTTGAGCGCGAAGTGTTGAGCAAGTCCCTACTGACCGGCACCCCGGACTTGTTCGGCGACGACATGCGGTGGTATTGGAACAATGAACCGCTTGAACTTGACACGGCCCGCGAACTTTTGGCCTAACCCCCGGCCCCACCGCCGGGGACGGACCCCCGGCGCAACGGCCGGCGATTATGCCGATAGAGGGTGACAGTATGAAACCGCTAAAACGTATCCGGTATTACACCATGAACAGTTGGAATTTGAGCACGGCCCCGGCATACAACCTGAAAATCCACCACGTCATCGACCGGGACCTACAGAACAAAGTTTTTGACCTTCTGGAAGTCGATGACTACCGCGCCGAAATAGGCGCACTTATCGCCGACTTCGGCCGGGCGCACGGTTATGAGTGGCAAGCCGGTTTCAACGGGCGCAGCGGCGGGTATCTCGTGCTCTACCGGGGCGGCCAGAAGCCCAGCGGCCATAAAAGCCACTGTACCCAATGCGGACAGCGGAATTTTCAGGCCGTGCCGGATGGTGAAACCGGCAAGTGCGGCCGTTGCGGGGCGGCGGCCCGCGTCAACGATACCACCGTGCATATGGAAACGTTCAGCTACCCCGGCAAGGGCATCGAAGATAATGAAGTCCCCGGCCCCGTGTTGCGGGCATTTCGCCGGCTTGCGGTTTCCATTGTCAAGACCACGGAGGACATGGCGCGGACGTGCGAAGTATATGACGAGGAGTACACCGAAACTCATACCCGCAAGGCTATTCGATAGCCCCCACTGGCCCGGCCCGGCGGGGACCACCCGGACCCGGCCTGTAGTGACTATCAGCAACCGCCCGGATACTGGGCCAATATGAGAGGGTGAACCATGCACAACGACACAGAGCGCGCCCAATGGATCGACAACGACGAGGGCCTTTACAACTGGTGGCGCGGTAGCCGCCAGAGCAAGCGGGATTTCATCCGGGCCAACCGGGCGGACATCGACGCCGCGATTGACAACGTAGTCGGCGGACACAAGCCGGCGCACTATCTCGCCTATGGAGCGTGAACCATGTATATCCAGATAACCACCCGCTGTAATATGCACTGTGAGCATTGCTGTTATTCGTGCGGCAAACGGGGCCACGATATGAGCGCGGAGACCTACGCGGCGGCCTTAGCCTACGGTGATGAATACCTGAGCATTGGCGGCGGCGAACCCACGTTACACCCGCTATTCTGGCAATTTCTGGGACAAGCTATCGCTGCAGCGGAGACCGTTTGGCTTGCCACGAACGGAAGCCAGACGGAAATTGCCCTTGCTCTCGCGAAGCTGGCCCGCAAGGGGGTAATCGGCTGCGCTCTGTCCCAAGACTGTTACCATGATGAGATTGACGATAGGGTAGTCGATGCGTTCACGCGCGAGCCTCGCCCGTATGACTACATTGGCCGCGGCGATGCAGCGGACGGCCGCGAGATACGCGACGTGACCGGCAAGGAAATCAAGGCGGGCCGATGTCGGCATGGGTCCGATGACTGCCCGTGTAGTGACCTTATCGTCAAGCCCGATGGGCGCGTGTTCGCGTGCGGGTGTAAGCGCGCCCCGTGCTTCGGCAACATCACCGGTACGGTAACTATTCCCGACAACTGGGAAGTCGGTGAATGTTACCGGCAACAATCCGCGGCCCAGGCTGCATAAAGGTGAACCCATGCAACTTGTTATTGTAGGTGATTACAACCGCTGGGGGTATTCGATTTTTGAGGCTGATACTGGCCGCGAAATTTATACCTCTGGCAATAGCCAGTATGATAGCGGTGCGAGCTTGGACCCCGGCACGCCGGGGGCTCTACCACTGCGAACGATCCGAAGCCATTGCATTGGTACCGCCCGCGAGATCGCCGCCGAGTGCGGTGGGGTCTATGGGGGTGTTGAGAGGGGTGAAGAATGACCATTTACGAGCAATTGAAAGCCGCCGGCGTCCCGCTGGACCACCACGAGAGCGACCTATACGCACGGGTAGAACCCAAGAGCCGTATGATTGTAGCGGCCAACTGCCCCAGTGCGAAAGTGTTCCGGTCCCAGATCGACGGCGAACTTTGGTATGATATCCCGTTCGCCTATGATCCGTGGTGGGCTGAGCGGGGGTTAAAGTCGATACCACTGAATAACCGATAGATATTACTGCCCGGCGGGCGCGCATCTTGCCCTCACTGGGGCAACGGTTTCGCCCTCATTGCTTGCCAGCATGAGACACGTCACCGGCCGCCCGCTGGGTATTACCAGAGAGGAGACAGAGACTATGACCGTAAGAGACGCCCTTACGCAGTTGATTGAAGAACTCGAAAAGCCTTGCATAACACGCGGGGATGCAATTCGCCGGGCGGGAATTGTTCAGTTAGCACGGACAATTCTTGGCTACCCGTCCCGCGAATCAATGGAGGGGGCCGATCATGCGGAGTAAAGAGGAACAGCGTGACATCGTGCCGAGCCAGAAGGCTCGCGACATCACCGATGTCCTGATTGCCCGCTACGGCTTGTTGTGGGCGGTCGAGATCGGCCAGCACATTCAGGCCCAGCTTGGCGCGGCGGTCGAGCAACAAAAGCGGCTGCACCCGGAAGATTGGGTACAACCGGCACAACCTGAACCGACACCGACGAAAAAAACCTTAACCATGCCCCGAATTGAGGCGTAGACCCCCCATACCATACCGGGTTAGTGAGGAGAACAGTGATGCAGAACCAACATCCCGAAGATCGTGCCGCAGACCGAGTGACAGAGGCATTTTTGCGGCAATGCCGCAAGGAGGGCCGGATTACCGACAGGGAATTGGCGGAAATCAGTTTGGATCGTGGCGGTATCGGGTGCTCAAAGCCGACAACCGTGCTACGGATTGAGAGCTTCATAGCGCGGATTCACGAGGAAACGGGTCTACCAGAGCCCGACATTCACCGCATCCTCGCGCTGCACCTGAAATCGGTGCATCTCACGGTACGGCATTTGGAGTTGTATCTGAACTATCCAGCATGGACAGAACAGGAGTTGGCAGACCTGTTTGGGATCACTCAAGATGGAGTCTCGGATGCTCTTGCTGCCGTTCGCCGCGCGTGGCCCGGCCTTCGATTCGATGTTTCCCACGAGGGCGATTATGGTGTGCCGGCCTTGGAGAACATGAAGCGCATCGAGCACTACGACTGTTCCGGCCGCCTCGATAGCGAGAAAGTGGAGTGGTTTTGATGGAAAGCTCATACTGGGACCCGCATCTTGAATCTCGGCGATGCCTATACTGCAACGAGATTTTCGACCCGAAAACTCCTTGGCACATGTATTGCTCTGAGGAGTGTGAGAGAAATGCAGAGAATGAGCGGCCTTCTGCCACTGCAATAGGTCCCTACGACTAACCCAGCGGGCCGCCCGGCTACGGCTATGGCCAACACACGTAAAGCGCACGGACGCGGCCCGCTTTTATCTCTTTGGAGGAAACCATGAATCCCAAGATCGAACAGTGCAAAGCCGTCATCGCCAAGTTGCAAGAGGAACTCAAGCGGTTGGAGGACGAGCCAACGCCCCGGCATGGGGACATAGTGGCGTACCACGGTGAACGACGCATTATTGTGATTGTTGAGGATGGCACGCCCCGCGCCTACGATGTCAACGGCCATATGGTGGCCGGTGGATCGTCTGACGGCGTGGCCTATTGCTACACGAGCGGTTGCTACACCGTCCTCGGCAACGTGTTCGACTGGGAGGCGAAGTGATGGAGGTCAAGGACACCAACCCGAAGGACTCCATCGGCGTCAAGAAAGTCCCGCTGCATCTTGTCCCGTGCGAAGTCCTGTTCGAGATCGGCCTTGCCATGCTTGAGGGTGCCCGCAAGTACGGTGCCCACAACTACCGGGCCACAGGCGTCCGGGCATCGGTGTATTACGATGCTGCCATGCGGCACATCATGGCGTGGTGGGAAGGCGAGGACATCGACTCCGATAGCGGGCTGCCTCATATCATCAAGGCTATCGCGTCTTTGGCGGTCCTGCGGGATGGGCAACACGTCGGCAACTGGGTAGATGACCGGCCCATTCGGCTCGCACGCGGGGCGGACGTGAAGGCCCTGAATGAGCTTGCGGCCAAGATCATCGAACGATATCCGGCGTGTAAGGCCCCGTTCATTGATGTAGGGCGAGCCCCCGCTGCCGAGAAGCCCAAGACCTGTGTGGGCTGTGTTCACTTTGACCCCACCGCGGAAAACCCGCGTATGCAGTGCGATACTCGCGAGCGGTATTGTAGTGGTTCGGGTGATTCTGTGTTGTTGTGCTCAGCATACCGTGCCGCATATACCCCCAAGGAGCCCGCATGAGAGCCTACCTATCCCATCCGATCCGCGGGGCCAAGGGTGCCGCCGCGACCCGCGAGGACATGGAGGCCAACAACCGCCGGGCCATCGAGTTCGCCGCCCAAGTGCGGGCGGAGTTTCCCGGCCTCGATCTGTACGTGCCGGCGGAGCATGATGAATTTGTGATCGAGGCATACGAAATGGCGTATCTGGCCGAGTCAGACATCTTGGCGATAGATGTTCGACTTGTGCAAAAGCGGGATATGCTGATTACATATGCTCCCGAATCTCACATCTCCAATGGAATGCGCATAGAGATCGAGGCCGCTCAAGCCGCACGAAAACCCATCGCGTTCACGACCGGCGGCATGGACCCGATTCACGGCGTATTGGAGAGCTTTTTGCATGGCTAAGGTCCTCGCTATCGGCGATCCCCACGAGCCCGTCTGCCATCCTGGTTATCGGGCGTTCTGCCGCGACCTGCGCGACCGCCACGGCTGCGAGAAGGTGGTCATCATCGGAGATATTTGTGACCACCACGGCATCAGCTTTCACGCCGCGAACCCGATGTGTCCCGGCCCGCAAGACGAGTACAAACTGACCCGCCAGAAAATGCAGTTGTGGCATAAGGACTTCTCCGGGGCCATCGTGACAATCGGCAACCACGACGCCCGCGTTGCTCGTCTCGCGGAGTCAGTGAAAATCCCCTCGTTCTACCTGCGGGATTACAACGACGACAAGGTATGGGGCACAAAGACTTGGAAGTGGGTCGAGGACATCGTGATTGACGATGTGTACTACTTCCACGGCACGGGACGCTCCGGGCTGCACCCCGCCTACAACGCCATGAAAGACATGCTGATGTCGGTTGTCATGGGACATTGCCACTCGGCGGCTGGCGTAAAGTGGCGGGCCAACCCCACGCGGCGAACCTTTGGCATGGATACAGGCTGCGGGATCGACGTGGACGCCTACCAATTCGCCTACGGGGCGCACATGCCCTCGCGGCCGATTCTGTCGGCGGGTGTCATCATCGACGGCGTACCTCAGCACTTTATTATGCCGTGCGGGATCAAAGAGAAATATCACAAGTCTCGATTCAAGGGAGCGAAGTGAGATGAGCGCCAGGCTTGTAGTGATTGTTGATTACTTTGAGGACGACAAAGTACAGGGCTTTTTCTTAATCCCAGAGGAGAAGGAAGTCGCCGACTTGTATGCAGAATACCGGGATTGGGCAGAGGCTAATGCCGCTGATTCAGACGAAACGCCGTTCTTTGATTTCCTGAAAGTGAAGGGTTACGAGGAGGTTGAGGCGGAGGTATTCGAGGTATGACCCTCCAACTCCCCCACGTCCCCCCCGTCGTCAAGGGCTTCCAGTTCACCGGCGTAGCCGAACACCAGACTCGCCAAGCCCTCGCCGTCGAGATCAGGCAGACCATCGAGGCCCTGATTAAGAGCACCTACGTCCCCGGCTGGCAAAGCATGTTCTACAAGTTCATTGACTGCATACCATCGGGGACCGTGCGGGACCTCGCCCGACTGCCCTACCCCGTGCAGGGGCCGAACGACACGGCGGGGACCAAGATCGGGGTGGTATACGCGCGACTGTCATTCATCATTCAGCGGTATTGGGACCAGTGCCTCGATGGCACGGACAACGCCGCCCGCATCCGGGGCTACCTCGGCGACCTGCGCGAGATCGCGGCCTACGGGATAGATCGGTGCCGGTTGAGCGGCGACGTGAGACACGGGTATTGGTTGGAGGTCTCGCAGTAATGGCATCGAATCGGCCATGCCCTGAATGTGGTGGTACTGGATTAGTAACTGGCTTGATGGAAGGTGAGTGCTGTTCAGCTTGCAACGGTACTGGGGTCTTTAGACCGGCGCATTGCCCGCATATTGACTGCCCGGAGAGGGACGTTTGTGGCAGAATTGAGCACTCTGTACCACTGCCAATACGTTCATTTTGGTCCTACATCAAACACCTATTCTATTGAGCGAGAATATGAATCACATTGCATGTGCCATCGTGTTCGCCGTGATTACGTGGGACGTGAATATACACTGCCGAAAAGAGGGTGGTAAGTGCGAACCGCATTGGGCGGACCTCCTCATCGTCGGTATGTGGTTCGTGGCGTTTCTGGGGGCGGTGTGCTGATGCCTGAGCCCTGGCAGGACATTCTCGCGCTCGCCGGATTTCCGACCGATGTTATCGTGTTGGACTTCGAGAGTTACTTTGACAAAGAGTACAACTTTGACAAGCTCTCCGGCGTCGAGTACGTCATGGACCCGCGATTCGAGGTCACGGGACTCGGCGGCTGGGTACAACCGAACGGGTCTGGTCTGCCGTGGTTTCGGGGACCGGATGATGTTCAGTTACAGATAGCCGATTTGCTCGATCTGTATGGCCCCGACCTCACCGGCGTCACCGTCGTCGGCCAGAACCTTAAATTCGACGCCCTCGTGCTCCGCGAGCGGTATGGCATCACGCCCCGTTACACGGTGGACGTGCTCGACTTGGCCCGCCATCTCGACGCCCGCGACCGACACAGCTTGGAGCATTTGGCGGTCAAGTACCACGCCCCGACGCCAAAGGGCGACACGATGCAATTCAAGGGCTTGCGCTGGAATCACATGACCTGCGAGCAACGTGCCGCCCTTCGGGACTACTGCCTCAACGATGTTGATATCGAGACGTACCTGTTCAAGACCCTGCTCCCGCGAATCACGCGACCCGAAGCGGAGCTACGCCTTGCGAATCAGACGCTCCGGCAATACCTCGTGCCACAGATCAAGATTGACACCGATCTCGGCCGCCGACTCATCGTGGATATGCAGGCCGAGCTACAGTTGCCCGTGGATCGGGTGAACGCCCTCGGCGTTAAGGTAATCACACCAGGCAAAAAGACCAGTCGCACGAGTCGTCCCCCCACCGTCAAGGCTGTGACGGTGGATGATGTCTCCAAGGATGGGACTTTTCTTGCCCTACTTCGGGAGACCCTTCCTGTCGGGGAAGCCATCCCTATGAAGCAGGGCAAGAAAAAGCTCATCCCCGCGCTCGCAAAGACCGACGAGCAGTTGGATTACTTGCTGTCCCACCCATGCCCCGCGGTGAGAGCCCTAATGGAAGCTCGCAAAGCCTCCGATAGCTGGCCCACCCATATTTGCCGAGTCGTGCGACTAATAGATCAGGCGACAGCGCGTGGTGGATTTATGGGTGCGCCACTCACCTACTACGCCGCACACACCGGGCGATACGGGGGCACGGGTGGGACCAACTTTCAAAATTTCGGAGCCCGCGACGTACACGAGCTTGTCAAGCAGGTGGGGCAGATGCTAAGTGCCCCCTCTGGGTATATCCTCGGCACCGGCGACCTGTCACAGATTGAGGCGCGCACTGTGGCATGGTTCGCCGGCCAAGAGGACATGCTACAGGCGTTCGCCCAAGGGCGGGACCTCTACAGCGAGTTCGGGACCGAGCAGATTTACCACCAAGAGGTCCGCAAGCCTCGCAAGGATGACCCGCCCGACGTATATCAAACCATGTTCAATCGGCGGACGGCCAGCAAGGAAACGATCCTCGGTGCCGGCTTCGGCATGGGCGGGACGCGCTTCACGCAATACTGCAAAGAGAAACCTGTTCTCAAGGTTGCGATAGAGTCCGGGGACCTCACGCCCCAGTTATGCCAACGCGCGATCGCCGTCTACCGGCAGCGGTACTCGATGATCCCGAAGCTGTGGAAGGAAGTCGAAGCAGCTTGGCGATTCGTGGCTCGCTACACGGATCAGCGGGCGACGGTCAGCCACAGCGGCAGATGCCTCACGTTCTGGAATGAGAACGGCACCGTTACGGTGCAGCTACCGTCGTCCCGCTGTCTTTTCTACCCTCACGCCCGCGTCGATAGCGAGGGAGGGTGCGCCTACCACTGGGGCCATTTGTGGGGTGGGAGCATGGTGGAGAACATCGTGCAGGCTACAGCGCGGGACGTGTTCACCGATGGGCTACTCCGGTTGGAGGACGCCGGGTTTAATGGCCTGTTTAGTGTCCACGATCAGGCAATATGCCTGTTGGCCCTCGATGCCGAATATTCGGCGGAGGACATGCTTGCTGAGATGCACCGGCTCCAATGTATCGTGCCGTCGTGGGCGACGGGACTACCAGTAGCCACGGAGGGAGATTTGACGAAAGCGTATCATAAGTGAAAGGTCGCAACTATGCTCGCGAGCGTTCTGAGTTATCCCGTAAGGTTCGGCCGCTGGGTCAGTTCATTGTGGACCGCCTGCATGAAGCGCGTCCGGGGCTATCGGCTCCTCCGCAAGTACAAGTACAGCCGCCGCAATGCCCTCCGGTGGTGCGGGGAGAATCTCAAGTACCTCACGATGGAACCGAGCCCGCTGCCGCCTCCCGGCCTCACCGCCCTCGATCTCGAACAGGCCGCGAGGCTCCGGTCCTCCACGCCTGCCTCGCGTGGCTGCACCGGCAAGGCATCTTCGCATACCGCCAAAATACCGGCACGGCATGGATCAACGGCCAGCCGGTGAGCTTCGGGTATCCCGGTGCGGGGGACATCACCGGGATTCTTCCCGATGGCCGGCGGCTTGAGATCGAGTGTAAAAGCCCCACCGGCAAGCAGAGCGAGAAGCAGAGAAAGTTTCAAGAGAAGATCGAGCAGAATGGCGGAGTCTACCTGCTCGTGCGAAGTGAGCGAGACTTAGAGGAACAATGGAAATGCCGCGAGTTATAGGTTGTCGGTATCCGCATAATAAGCCGACAACCGCCTACCGTAAAGGATGCCGATGTCGTCGTTGCATGGACGCCAATAATATGTGGCAGAAGGACTACCATCGGCGAAATCCCGACAAGGCCATAACGTATATTCGCCGCCGTAGATTCAAGATGGAGCCGGAGGATTATGCAAGGATGCTGCGAGAGCAGCGCGGCGGTTGTGCGGTATGTGGACGCACTACCAGTAAAGGAAAGCGGCCTCTATCAGTAGATCATTGTCACGCTACAGGGAAAATACGCGGACTCTTGTGTGATAGATGCAATACAGCACTCGGTTTACTGGGTGATGATGTAGAAAGATGCCAAAGGCTTGTTGAATACCTGCGGAAATCACAAAGTTAGTGGAGGGTGCAGTGGGACAAATCATCTGTGGCGATTGCTTGGAGGAAATGCGGCGGCTACCCGAACAGTCTGTCGATATGGTGTTCGGGTCGCCGCCGTACTGACGAAGATGCCCGAACCTATGGTATCGACTTCAACCTAAAAGGTCAAGCGTGGGTTGATTGGATGGTACAGGTGGTCCGCGAAAGTCTGCGGGTCAGCCGGGGCCTCGTGGCGTTCGTGGTCGAGGGCAAGACCCGACATTTTTCTTGGTCCGGTACGCCGGTCCTGCTCATGGCGGACCTGATCCGAGCGGGAGTTACCTTACGCAAGCCTCCAATCTACGAGCGCGATGGTATTCCCGGTAGCGGCGGTCCTGACTGGTGGAAGAATCGGTATGAATTTGTGGTGTGCGCCACGAACGGCGGTCGGCTGCCGTGGTCGGACAATACGGCGTGTGGGCATCCACCGAAGTATGGGTGTTTTGGCGGACAGGTGCCACAAGGATACTCTGATGGCGATGTCTCCAATGTAAAGACCCGGCGGGCCGGGGGACCGTTCTCGAATCGCGGTCAAGACGGAAAACGGACGCACCGAGAATTAAAGGAATACGACCTCGCCAATCCTGGCAATGTTATTGACTGCGGTGCTTGCGGCGGCGGGCATCTTGGCTCCGACCTCGCCCACGAAAATGAGGCCCCCTTTCCTGAGAAACTCGTGGAGCCGTTCATCCTGTCGTTCTGTCCACTGGGGGGAATAGTGCTGGATTGTTTTGGAGGATCGGGGACTGTTGTCGCCGTCGCCGAAAAACACGGCCGCAACTGGATCGCGATAGACATCCGGCCCAGTCAAATAGACCTAATGCACCGGCGTATCCGCGAAGTCCGCGGGCCGCTGCCGATGCCCATAGTTAAGTGAGGAGAAACCCATGAAGATTGAGATTTACAACCCGTCCGCACCCGAACCAGAACAACCGACACGCTTGGCCCTCAAAGAGTATGCAGGCAGCATCAGACTCGTCGCCGTCAATGCAGCGGGGCATACAGTATCGTCGGGCAATCTGTTGACTTTCGAGGACGACGGTACAGTTTATCGACACGAGTCTGTCAACGAGACCCTTGGTTTCCAACTCGACAGTCAGGGTCGCATCATTATGAGGGGTTTGTGACCATGCGTGAACTCCGCCTCAGCGCAACCGCCGACGCCGACTTTCAGGCGTGTCAGCGGCGATACCAACTCGCGTATCTCTATGATTTGACCAAGGACACCGACAAGGATAGCCTCCGCCTCGGCGGCAACTGGCATCGGTGCCACGAGCTATGCGAACTCAAGGCCGGTGCCGTGTGCCCGGACTGCTCCCGGCACGAGGCCATCGACCCGAACTGCTACGTCTGCGGCGGCACGGGCTACGTCCTGGCCGATACGATGGACCGCGTGGCCCGGTATCTCAGCCACGCCTACGCCGTGGTGCCCGACAACAAGACCCGCGACGACTGGGAAACCGAGCGTGTGACGCTCCTGTATAGCCTTTCGGGTCACAGATGGCTCTACGCCGCCGAGGAGGACCGATGGGAAGTGATCGGAAGCGAAATCAAGGTCGTCATCCCGGTCATCAACCCGGATACCGGGCGGAAGATGCCTAAGATCGTATTCGTCATCAAGGTCGATAGACTCGTGCGGAACAAGATCAACGGCCTCATCTACGTCTGGGAACGCAAGAGTACGAGTCATAGCATCACCAGCGCGGAATATTGGAGCGGCCTTGCCCAAGGCGATCAGGTCAGCGGATACATCTATGGTGCTCGGTTCGCCCAAGTCAACGGCTTGCTCAAGCCCTATGGTGTATTGCCGACAGAGCCGCCCGTCGCGGGGGCCTGGTGTGACGTGTGGCATAAGCCCGATATTCAGCCTAAGAAGGTGAGTAAGGCGGACCTCAAGACGCTGGCAGAGACCGGGGAGTATTGCGGAACTCACGTACAGTACCCAGCATCGGTACATCCCGCAGTGATCGGCGAATCCATCGTAGAGTCTGCCGAGATGTACGGTGCCCGCCTCCTCGGCGACATCGCCGAACGTCCGGAACACTACTTCGCACAGCGCGAGGTCTCCCGCACGGACAAAGAGCTTGAGCAGTTCCAACGCCGGCTTTTCAACATCGGCAAGCAGATTAGGCACGTCGAGAAAAACGACCTGTGGGTGTGTAACCTGCAATCGTGCGAGAACAAGTTCAAGTGCGAGTTCATGGACTTGTGCCGCTCCGGCGTGCAGGTGAGCCCGGAGGCCGTGCCGATTGGGTATCGGAAACGTCATCCACAAGCAGAGGAGGTACAGATAGATGGCTAAGGCCCCTACCGTAACGCCCCGCGTCAGTGCCCCAGCCCCGCCGAGCATCGCCCGACAGCCGGCCAAGACCTTCACCGTCGCCCCGTGGATCGGGTCCAATGAGGGGGAGAAGATCATTGTGTACGCCCCTTCCGGCATGGGCAAGACGACCCTCGCTGCGATGGCCCCCGATCCGGTGTTCATCGGCATTGACGACGGCGGCCGGAAGATCGTCAACCCCAAGACCGTACAGCCGGTACTCCACGTCCCCGGCGTCGAGACGTTCGGCGACGTGCGGGCCGTGCTGCAAAGCAACGTGTTCGACAACCACGCTTCGGCGGTGATCGACACCATCACCATGCTCCAACATTGGGCCTTGCCGTTCATGTTCGCGACGATCCCGCATGAGAAAGGCACGCGGGTCACGAGTATCGAGGGTTATGGCTACGGCAAAGGCTACCGGCACCTGTTCGACATGATGCACATGGTCCTCGCCGATTGCGACCGCCTCGTCAGGATGGGAAAGAATGTCATCCTGATTTGTCAGGAAGCGGCCACAGCTGAGACCAACACCGCCGGCGAGAACTACCTAAAATCCGGCCCTAACCTCCACCACTCCGACAAGGCATCTGTCCGCAAGGACTATATCGAGTGGGCCGATCACGTCTTTCGGATCGGGTGGGAGAACGCGGCGGTCTCCGACCGGAAAATCACCCCAGTCAGCGGTCGGTGTATCAACGTCAAGCCCGATGCGACTTTCGAGGCTAAGTCCCGCGGCACCACGTTCGCCGATGTCCCGGTCGTCGCGTTTGAGCGACCGGATGACGATAGCCTATGGCAGTTCCTTTTCGGAGGTAAGTAATGCACGGACCATACGATGATTGGAGTTCTGATAACAAATGGGGATCACATTATCCAAAATCGGAGCAATTGCCGTCAAAGCCGACGGACATCATCGAGGATGACCCCGCTTACCGTCCGCCGTGTTGTCACCCGCAACATGAGCCCCCGCGCCATATCTGTATTCCGCCGGGTAAGCGGTTGCGGCATCGGTGCCCCGGCTGCGGGAAAGAGACGGTGATCGTCGGGCACCATGTATTCATGTGAGGAGGTAAGTAGTGTGACACCCAAACGTAACGCCCCGTGCCCGTGCGGCAGCGGGCACAAGTACAAGAAGTGTTGTGGCAAACCGCCCACCGAAGAACAGAGAGTGCGGTTTGCGAAACTGAAAAGAATGTTTGAAATCGGAGGTTAGTGAATGTCGAACATCAATCAACCGGGAAACTATCGCGGCCTCGTCGTGGACCGCGGCCTCAGTACCTCGTCGGGCGGGCACTTGCAGATGGAAGTGACCATGCAGGCGACCGAGAAGTATGATGAGGAGAATCAGGTGTGGTCGCCGTTCAATTTCGAGGATTGCGAGGCGCAAGCCTACCTCAACCTCATCACCGGCAAGGAAAAAGAGAACGCGATCAACTGCCGCCAGATCATGCGGGCGTTCGGTTGGGACGGCATGGCGTTCTCCACGCTGAACAATCCCGATTCGCCGCTGGCTACGCAAATTCAGTGGCGTATGGGGATGGAGACCTACAATGAGGTTGAGCGGTGCAAGGTTCAGGGCATCAGTGCCTACGATGCCGCGCCCGGCCGGCAGGTCGAGAAGCTCGACCCTGCGGCAGTCCGCGCCATTGACGCCAAGTATGCCGGTATCTTGAAGAATCTCGGCGGCGGCCCGAAGCCCAAGAGCGCGACCCCGCGGCCCGTGGCTCCGGCCCCGGTGAGCCCGGACCCTACGCCGGCTGCACTTCCGACGCCTCCCGTAGCGGCGGCTGCTTTGGCTGCCGCTGTGACTACTGCGCCGAGTGGAGAAAGTACAGTCGTTACGCCCGCCCCTGAGAAGCCCAAGCGCGGCCGCCCGGCAGCGCCGAAGGCCCCGCCCGCAGCCCCGGCAGTGGTCACGCCGCCGCCGGTGATGCCTGTGGCGACAGCGGCACCAGTGACTCCGATGACCCAGCAAGACGCATGGGACGCCTACACCGCCAAGGCGGCCGGCAAGACCGATATGGAGATCACGAACACTTGGACCGGCATCGTCCACGAGATCGGCGGCGACGAGAAGGTCGGCGCGGACTGGTCGGGCGTGTACGCCCAGTGCTGTAGCAAGCTGGGGGTCTGATACCCCGGCGTATCATGGGGCACGGAGGCCCCGCAGAGGGGATAGCGGTGTAGCTGAGTTCATAAAGGCATGTATGCCATGACGGATTTTAACGACCTCCTACTTACATTCCAATCCAACATGTACCCTTGCATGGTGGACGCCCTCGCCGCCGACCTCGGCGTGACATCGGACGCCATTCGGCGGCTCGGCGTGGGCTACTACCCTAAAGAGGGCTGTTGGATTTTCGCGGAGCGTGACGGCGACGGCAAAGTCACCGGCCTGCTCCGGCGATATCAAGACGGCAAGAAATACACATGGGAAGGCAGTAAACGAGGGCTCTACTATGAATGTCTGGGTGTACGACAAAAAGGCAAAGACCTACCGGAGTACCGGCCCCAATTCGTTCGAGTGGGAGACGCTGGGGTGGAGTGCCCGATTTGCCACAGGGAGCGGGATGGCTGTCTCGTGTCTGATGAGGACACAGAGGACCCCGCTTGCGTCATTTGCGTCCGAACCCCCGACGGTGCAGAGCGTAGCCTTGAAACTGGGGCTGGGTACTTCCATCGTCGTCATGCCCAGCCTGATTATCGAGGAGGAGCCGTATCTGTACTGCCTGTATCGGATCAGCCGGTGGTTGTCACTGAGGGCGCGTCTGACTGCCTGGCTGCGATGTCGATGGGCTACGTGGCGGTCGGCCGGGCGAACGCGGACGCGACCCATAAGGGACTCGCGGGGCTACTACAGGGGCGCGAGGTCATCCTTGTCGGCGACCGCGACCCTCACGGCGTGGGACAACGCGGATTAGAGGCAGCATTTCAGACCCTTCGCCCCATAGTCCAATCCATAGTCAAAGTCCTCCCGCCAGAGGGCAAGGGCAAGGACCTCCGGGCCTGGCAACCAACCCGCGCGGAGTTCGAGGCCCACGTAGCCAAGGCCGGCATCACCACCGATGACGGCTCGGTCCTGGCCGATACCGCTCCGCTCGCCTTGGTCAAGAACTGGATTCAGGTCATGCACATGCGCGACGGCACACCGCTGATCCGCCGGGTCCACGGCGACTACTATATTTGGGAGGGTCCCACCTATCGAAAAGTCAGTCAGGAGGAAATTCGTGGCGAGTGGTATGCGTTCTTCACCGACAAGCAGGCCAAGGTCCCGACCGGCAAGGACATCAAAATACAAACCATACGACCCGACCGCAAATTCTGTGCTGACCTTCACGATGCGGCGAGTGCGCACTGTAACGTCCGCATCGAGGATGGTGTTCACGAGCCATTCCTGATCGCGGCCCGTGCTCCGATGGACCTTGCCCGCGCGGTGGTGTTTCAGAACGGCATCCTGTACGTCACTGATGGCCGATTGTCGCCGCTCACCCCAGATGTGTTTCTAACGAGCACCCTGCCCTACGACTACAACCCCCGATATCAGTGTGAGAAATGGGAGTGGTTCGTGAGGGACATCTTCAACGGAGACCCCGAATGTATCGCCCTACTTCAAGAGTGGTTCGGGTACAACCTGATCGCGTCCAACCACATGCAGAGCATGATGTTCCTGTTCGGTGTTCCTGGGTCGGGCAAAAGTACAACTGCCGGTGTCTTACAGGCCCTTCTTGGGCCTGCGCGGTGTTGTGGCGCAAGTACCGACAACTTCAAAGGTCTGTTCGGTAAAGAAACCCTCCTAAACAAGTACGCCGCGATCATGTCCGAGTCCCGCGATACTAATGATACGGTGACCACCG